ATTGGTTGAGTATAATCTCTGCCGTTTTTTTGTCTACCATAAAGAAGGCTTCATCTTTGGGCATATTATTATACTTCATTATAAGAATAGGAACTTTGTTTGCCCGTTTTGCATCACTACAAGCTTGTTCCCAAAAAGACATTATCTTGCAAGATTTATTACCAAGTAATAAGTGTTCAAACTTAATTTCCTGATAAGACTTACATTCTACACTCAATGAAAATCTTCTAGAATGTTTAGGATCTGAACAAGTTATATCTGAAGTGATATTATCAGTTTTTTTCCATCTTAATCCCCCAGATGCTGGAACTCTACTAAACTCATATCCTGTCCAATCTTGAAAGAATTTACATATTGATCGTTCAAACCTTGATCCTTTTTGTTTAGAATTTACTTTACCCATGATTCTATGAATTTATAACCAATAGTGATTATTGAAATTCATACTCTGATAAACCATGGTTTTTCTTTACAGTTAAGGTTTTCGCATTAGGAATAGGAAGAGATTCCTGATGAGTTATCAAAAATAAGGTTTTATTTTTGTATACTTTTCTTATCAATCCAATAACTACTTCTATATTATCTGAACTCAATGATTCAAATACTTCGTCAAGAAAAGCTATATTAACTCCCTTAGCTTCAGTCATAACTTCATTCATAGCAAAAGCCATAGCTAAGTTACATAATTGCTTTTCACCACCAGATAGTTCTTCATAGATAACATCTACTCCATCTTTAACTATCAGGGTAACAAAATCTTTTTTAGTAGAATTTAAATCCACTTTAAACTGTATATTGAACCCAAGTATTTCAGAATATGATTCTAGTACCTGGTTTAAATATCCCAAGGATGACTCGAATAGGAACGCTTTTATACCATTATTTCCAAATGGGTCAGTATAAGCCCACTTATATAACTCCCTTTCTTCTGTCAATTTTTTTAACTGAGATTCTAAAGCTTTTTTCTTAACCAAAGATTCATCCATCTTAGAGTTATATTTTTTAACTATAGAATCTATATCTATGTTAGTTAATTTTAATTCTCTAAGCTGTTTCTTATAGAAACCTATTTCATCTTTAGCTTTTTGTATCTTAGAAACTAATCTTCTATTTTCATCCCTTTTTGAATATAATAAGCTAAGACTAACATTTAGTTTTTGTATCTCTTGAGTTTTTTCGGTTATAATTCCAAAAGATTCTTTTATTTCTCTCAGTTCTGATAAAGCTGTAGAATATTTTTTAGCTTCTAAGAGTTGGATTACTTGATTGATTAATTCTTTTAGAGAAATTCCAGATACTCCCTTGGCATTTTTCAAGGTTTCATTAGCAAGGTGTATCTTTTCTTTTATTCTAGAAGTTTCACTATCTATAGTTTCAACTTCGTTATCTGTATAGTTAGCCGTCAAATCCCTATACGTCTTTGTAGCCAGTGATTTGGATTCTTTCAATGAAGATCTTTTCTGGTTATATATTTTTTCAGCATTTCTTGCCCTATCCTGTTCTTCTTTATAACTTTCTACTTGAGAATGATATATAGCTATAACAGAATTTAACTTGGATTGAATTATAAATGATTCTTTATCTAGTTGAGAATACTTGTCCTGAGCTATCTTTTTAGCTTTAGTTATATAATTTAAAGAAAATATCTCCTCAAATAGATTCTTCTTATCACTGCCTGATTCTTGGATTAATCTTTTCATACCCTGTCCAAACATGATGGAATTTATGAACAGATTATAAGACATCCCCAGGTTTTTATCTATAAGCGCCTGTATCTGAACCTTGGTTTTATCTTTCACGGGTTCAGCATCTATTAGATATATTAGGCGATTATTACCTTTTGCTCCCTCTACTTCTCCTTTGTATTCTAAACAACGAATAATCTTATGAATCTTACCATCTCCTGGTTTGAAGTATAATTCAACTTTAGTACCCCTATAATCTTTAGTTCTAAACTTTTTCCAGGTATTCACATCAGAAATACCCTTTAAGTTTTTACCATATAAAGCCCATACAATTGCTGATAAGAAGTTACTTTTCCCATATCCATTTGGACCTCTTACTATAGTTATCTTTTGGGTATTTAAAGGCATTTCTAGAGAAGTTATACTACAAAACCCCTCTATATATATTCTATTAAACTCAATCATCTTCTACCTCCTTTATTATATCAATCAGTAAAGATTTCTTTTTGGGGTCTTTTATACCTTTCTTTCTAAGGTATCGGCTTACTAATCTTTTCTTTGAAAGATTTCTAGTTATTTTATTGGTAGTGTTATCCAATTCCTCTACTTGTTTAGATATCAAAGTATAGTAATTACCATCATCCTTGATATCTTCTTCTTTTTCTACATCTATGAATCTGGGAAATTCCTCGAAAGGGATAAACTTCATAGACATATCAGAATATAATTTCCAGTATCCAAGGTCACAATTCTTATCAGTTCTTCTTTGTTGTAATGGTGCTCCCACCATATATACCTTCTTTGATAATCTTTGTGGTTTATGGATATGACCTATCAATACTAAGTCAAATCTTGAAACTATATTTACGTTTAAATTTTCTACAGAACCAACTTCCATACCATCAGTATCCCTTGCTCCTGGATAATCTGTATGTAGTAATAGGATATTAGGAATATCTAAATCCTTTCTACCTTTTATTATCTCTATATTCTTCACATAATCATTGAGACCCTTATTGTGATCAAGATATGGTACCCCATGAACTGCAAAATCATTATTAACTACTGCTGAGTTGAAATCTATACATTCCAAAAACTCATATCTCCTAGATAAAGTTTTTATCCAACTTGGAGATTGATTTTCCTTTGTATTTGACTTACTCATATCATGATTACCAGATATGGTATACATTTTCCAATTATCCCAATCTAGCTCATCAAATACATTCATTACCTTTTCTAGCATCTCATTTTCCATATACTCAGGCTTATGAAATAAGTCCCCACAAAATAGAGCTGGGCAACCATACTTCATGCATAGGGATTTAATCAAGAAAAGGACCCTAAAATGATTCAAGGTCCTTTTGTTTTCTTGATTAAATTTATTCCATAAGTTTATGTGTAAGTCAGAGAATACTATACCCACAACTTTTTTCATATACCAAGGAAGTTTTTAACTATGGTGGTTCTTCTACTAAAATCTAATTCATCCAATATTAAAACCTCTATTTTTTTACCATTCATTGGTAGAATTATAGTTCCAGTTTTCTCTCCAACCACCCAAGTTTTTACATTACTTGGTCTGAAACTAAACATACCCAATATACCAAAGATTAGTTGAGATATCTGGAATTGGTAATAACCATTGAGTACCCTCTTATTATTATCCTCTATTTCCCATTCATTGAGAAATTTTACTGTAAATGGTATAAATATAAGATGAGTACATTCTCTTTCTAATAGAGTTTCACAAGTAGTGATAAAATGTTCTATATCACAACTTTTGATATGTATGGATAGCTTATTTATTAAATAAGCTATAGAATCAATATATGATCTATCAGTTACAAAATTATATAGTTTTGCTAATTGCTTATGTCTCAAGTTTAATACTTGATGATCCTGTTCATATATTAATTTTGGATCTTTAGTTATCATATCTGCATGTTTCTCATTCTTTGTTTGTGGTACTAAATCAGAATAAGAACCAGATACAAATGGTATATCATATTCTTGTGAAATATATTTAGCTAACGTAGTTTTTCCTACTCCACTACATCCAGTAAGTTGGATTTTAATAGGCCTTTTTCCCATGCTTTTAATTTTTTAAATGGTTCCATATACTCATCAGTTAAGAATGACATAAGTTGTTGTTTCTTAAATATCTCTCTTAACTTATCAACATATATACTCTTCCTCTTTTGTTTTAATAATGGTAGCTTTTTTATGGGGTATCTAGAGAGTGCAACTTTAATATCTATTAATTCCTTATTACGTTCATAAAGAAGTTCTAGACCATCATGATCTATCCCTTTAAAAGTATTCTTTTTATTAGATAAGAAGTTTTCTATAGATTTAAATTCATCCAAGAATTGTCTTATCTTTACTGGACCCATTCCTTTATATCCTGGAATATCATCTGACTTATCCCCAAGTAAACAAAGATAGTCTACACATTCATCAGCAGTGTAATCCATATAATCACTACAAGTTTGATAGTGTATCATGGAATCTTTGAATGGGTTATAAATCTTTACTCTCTTATCAAGGAGTTGACAAAAGTCTTTATCTGATGATACAATGATTACTTTTCCAGGGTAAGTTAAAGTTAGGTATCCAATATAATCATCAGCTTCATGTCCTAACCCAACCCCATCCCAGATAACTGGAACATTTAATAACTTTAACATTCTTTTAACCAACCTAAGTTGTCTGTTAAAGTCATCGTAATCCATGTTTATCTTATTCTCTTTCCTATGTTTTTTGTAATCTTTTAACAGTTCTACTCTAAAGTTGGATTCTTTAGACTCTCTTGTATCAAAAGTTACAATTACATATGAAGTTCCAAATCTTACCACATAACTTTGAAGTAACCTCATAAACCCATAAATAAGTCCAGTGGGTTTTCCATTAGGAGCCTTCAAATTTTTGAACTTTTGATAAGCTCTATGTGCCAAGTTAGAACCATCTATTAATAATAGGGTTCTTAGAGAACTATTCGTCTTCTTCCTCTTCCGCTTCTTCAAATGATTCATATTCTACATCCCCATCTATTGGGTAAAAGTTTTCAGTTAAACGACTAAGTTGCTTTTTAGTTTGACCAATAGTATTGATCTCAGCTGCTCTTAAAAGTTTTCTCCTAAGAGTTTCATCTTCTTCCAGAAGTTTTTGAAATTTTTCTTCCCCTCTACAAAGTTGCTTATCTTTATATTTGTAAACCCCACCACTTGATTTTTCAATGATATCATTTTCTACAAATACATCCTCTAACCCAAAATACCTATCAAACCCTACTTCATGAAATTTGGGATTAAAATATACAGGTACCTTAGATATGGTGGGTCTTGGAGGAGCTACTTTATTCTTAATAAGTCGTATAGTAACTAACTTACCAGCTTTACGTTCTTTACCTTTGGATTTAACTGTTATACTTCTACCGGCATAAAAAGCTGCTCTAATTGAAGAATAGAATTTAAGAGCTGCCCCACCAGTAGTTGTATTATGAACAACTATCCCTTGTTCTACTGAACCAGCTAAAAAATTGTGATTGTCCGGGATAGTAATATCATATTTTTTACGAAGATATGGTCTACGGAATCTTCTGTTTGAATGGTTGCAGCCCTTAGATATACTAACAATATCAACCGTTTTAGCAATATATTTTTCTTTAAAGGTAAGTTCAAAATCTTCATATAAACCTTTATACCTGTTTAAAAGTTTATACTGCATTTCGGGAATAATATACTTATGTATCCTCTTCATAAGTTCCTGTGAACCTTCAGGAGTGAATTTTATACCATTCTGTATACTGTTAGCGGTTCCAGGGTAATAATTATCTAAGCCGTTAAGAGTAAAATAATCTGATAACTTTAGTAGATTAGTTCTATTTTTAGATATAGCTATCCCCACTGTGGTATCATTATATTTATGACCATCATCCATATACCACATAGCTAAAGTTAGGTCTGAAATATTAGGTTCTAATAATTTTAAAGGATCTCTTTGACCCCTGCCCCTGTTACCATTATATAGTTTCTTACGTAGCTCTTCTAACTCAATATATCCCTTAAGGGTTATATATTTATGATTACTGATAGCCCTCATTGGAAAAGCTTTAGATATTTTATCTACTTTCCATAGTAAATACTTGAGTTGTTTAGAATTATTAAATATGAGATGTGTAGTCTCATTACCATGGGCAGAATAAAGTGATGAATCAGCTATCAGAGTACCATATAAAAAATCTTTTAGAGTACCATTAATAACCCTACGCTGTTTGGTTATTAATTTATCTTTAAAAGTTATATCCTCAGCTTTTTTCCAACCATGATCAGTTAAGCAATGGTGAGTACCAGTACAAGTAAAACCATTATACCCATTAGTAGTTTCTGGGCCCGTGGTTTTAAACTGATACCAGTCCTCCGTTTCCTCTTTTACTACCCAACCTTCAATGGGTTTGGGTTCAAATATACCTAACTTTTCATTATAACTCCAAATTTCTTTAGACACCTTATTTTTAATAATATCCCCTATTTTCATAGAAGTACCATCTACAAAAGGTATCATAGTATCATGATGGAGGCAAGTATTATCTTTACCAAAACCAACATTTAAAGCAGTTCTTAATTGATTGATATAGATTTGAGTTATACCCAACTTATAGAATAACTCACTTCTGATACGGAAGAATTTATATAAAGCTTTTGCTCTACCACCCATCTCACTCTTTCCATCTACCATCTTAGAATCAATATTATCTGCACAGTCCATAGCAGCAATTGAATCTACTACTAGTAAGATGGGTTCATTATGGGTTAACTGAGATCTCCAATATATAGCTACATCTGCCAAAGCATCAGCTATATTTTCAATACGAGTATCACGTATAACAGTTACCCCATTAGGATCAACTCCATTTTCTTGAGCCCATGAGTTCATCCAAGCTTGTTCAGCATCTACCCATATAACATGACCACCAAGTTGTTGAGTGGTATATGCAAAGTTATATGCAATTAGAGATTTACCAGATGATTCTTCACCAGCTACTTCTAATATCTTTCCAAAAGGAATACCCCCACCAAATGTATAATTGAGCATAAAGAATGTAGATGGTAACCATAATCCAGATTCTTTGGTATCAGAAGCTGATACTATCATATCACCATATCTTTTGCTCAGCTCATTAGCCGTTGGCACTTTCAGACCCACCTTCTTCTTTGCCATGTTCTTCTTTTTGTTTTTTGATTATTCTATCTTTTAATACCTTGCTTATTGAATTTGTAAACAATTCAACAATTGCACTTCTTATTGAAGCTGGTAAATCACTTGCTTTGTGAGCAATATCAACAAAGTGATCCTTTAGTGGTACCAGGTTAAATTCTCCCCTATCTATTAACGTGTCCCATGGAGTTCTTATATATCTACAACCCTCTTTTGGAGCTGGTCTAGAATTATATCTTTCTATATAATCATTGATATAGAAATCAAATTCTTCACTCTGGATAATCTCCATAAATGATTTTTCATCATGAGTTTGAGTCTCTACTTTGGGAGTTATTGGTTTAACCTTCTTTTCCCCTATAATTGTTGCCATACTGTTTTTACAATTAAAAAGCCAGAGCAGTAACTAATACCACCCTGGCTAAGTTTTAGTTAAGATGGTATCAACTTATTAGATATCACCCTTGTATTTCTTTTTCTTCGTTAATTTTTTACGTGGTTTTTCTTCCTCTTCATCTTCGTCATCATCAAATGAATTACCTAAGAACTCATTTAATAATTCCTCTAATTGATCGTAGGTTTTCATTTGACCTCGGATAATTTCCTCTAAATCCATTTCCTTTCTATACTTTGGGTCTAGAGGTTTTCTCCCTGGACAAGGATTTACAGTATAAGTAGTATCCATCAAACCCTCACCAGCTCTGGTAATTTTAATATCATAACCTTCTTCTGGGTCAGTCATATCCCCCCAGTCATCTTCATCAAGATATAAATCTGTTATACCCTGATATACTGATCTTGGGATTAAAATTGGTTTACAAATACGATCCGGGTCAACTTCTTTTCCTTTCTCATCTTTGTAACAAGTACCACCTACTATATACCTTCTACGTGGAACTAATCTCTTTGCAAGTTCTTGATCATCTTCATCATCAGAACCTTTTAACTCCTGATACTTGTCCATAAATGGACAAGGCTCATCAAAAGTAGCTGGAGAAATTATACCACCTTTTTCTTTACCTAAATAAAATTGGATAATCTCTAAACCAAGTTCTTTATCTTCTCCCTGGTCCATTAATCGTACCCTTAAAGTACCTTTCTTAGGATATATAATACCCCCACCTCCATTACTGCGTTCCTCAAGTTTCTTTTTTCTTTGAAGCATTCTCTCCCGAGTACTTAATACTTTATTGGGAGTCTCATCTTTAGAAACTCTTTTTTTCTTCTTTACAACTTTTACCATGATATGTTATTGATTATTAGGTTCAACATATATAACCTCATTCAATGATAAAATAGTAAAAGTATGATCCTTAAACGCTTTAGCTATTTCTTCATTGGTAAAGGTAGGTTCTAACTCTTTTCCAGCATATAATCCATAGGTAATAATATCTCCAGTATTAATCATACGTTTATAGGTAATATATTCATCAGTAATTGGTCCAAATCCAACTACTATCCCCTTACGTGGTACCCCCTCTTTTACAGTATCTGGTACATATAAACCACTAGAAGTTTTCCTATCTGATTCCTTGGGTGAAACAATTACAACCCTATTTTCAGTAGGTGATCCAACTAATGATACAGAGATTTTCTCAGCTACTTGTTTTGATGGTAAATTGAGTTTTAAATCCATAACTTTAAGTATTAAGATTGTTTTCTAATATTGGCTGACAAGGTTTGAATAATTCTTTCCCTTGATTCATAAGCTCTACATATACTTATTAATTTGTTAGCCTTATGAACTGCTTTTAAATATCTCTCTTCTATTGAAAGATATTTAGGGTTTACCATTGCTTTATGATTTGCAGTGTCATTATTTAATCTATTATCTGATTCTTTATAGAATAACCAAGCTTTGCTATAAGCAATGTTTTTTTCCCTTTCTAGAGTATCTCTTTTCTTAATTAAGTTATCTCTTAGTAAACATAAAAAAGCATAACTAGAAGGGATATTTTTAAGCTGGGAATTAATTATATTTTCATCTATAGAAAGTTCCTTGGTTATATTTATGGTAACTAACTTTCCCTTATATTTGACTGAGATAACATCATCTCTTATTTCGCTTATCTTTTTCTCCATGATTCATCAAAATAAGATTTGAATTTCTTTGGATATTTTTCAATTGGTATATTTTTTACCTTCCTGTGTTCAGCATAATACTCATCTATGTCAAAATCCTTGGATAACATTTTATTATAATCATAGCCTGGGATATAAGGTAATTCTTCTGCCATAGTTCTACCTACTGTAAAATCCATTGACATATCCACATCCTTGATTTCAAATCCAAAATATTTTTTAGTAGATGGGTTACGACATATATCCCAAACTTTATAGATGGTATCTGGAGTAATATATTTTGGTTCTATGAACTGATATACAGAGTCATGTACTGTATTTACTTCCTTCATAGGTGGGAGTTCCCCTTTCCTAACCTTTTCCCATACTATAATAGAAGCAAATAATGCCATATCTGATGCTGCACTTTGACATGGCATATTAGTTGATTGTCTTAATGCTTCTAGATATTCTGAAAAATTATCAGAGTATACCTTGGGACATCTTCTCCTCCTACCAAATAAAGAAACACAATATCCATGTTTTTCCATGAACTTATGTTGTTTATCCATGAATTTCTTTATCTTTGGGAAGGTGGTGAAGTATTCATCCAGGAATTGTTGTCCTTCTGAGTCTTCTACTTTTTCTTCTGGAGTAGATAGTGATTCAGCTAACTTATGTGCTGATTGTTCATAAACTATACCAAAGTTGATAGTTTTAGCTTGTTTTCTTCTCTTTTTCCACAAAGGATATAATTCGTGTTGTTCATCCTCATATATCTTGATTATCTTATCATAATCTTCGTGGTACTTCTTACAAGCAGATGCTAAGTGAATATCCTTACCAGTTCTAAACCATTCCAACATAGTTTCTTCATTAGCTAAATGAGCTAATATTCGAAGCTCTGCTTGAGAATAGTCATAAGTTAAGAATAATTTCCCAGAAGGTGGTATAAATTGTTTCTTTATATCTGGGTTAACCATTACCTTTGGAATATTCTGTCCATTTGGATTTCTTGAAGATAAACGGCCAGAAGTAGTTCCCGAGATTAAGAAGGTGGGGTGTACTTTGTTATCACTTTGTACCAACTCTCTTAACCCAACTATATAGGTTGAATTCATCTTATCCAGACCTCTCAAATCTAACAATGATTTAATGAATCCAGTTTTATCTTGATCTGATATCTTTATCAGTGTATCTTCAGAAGTACTTGGGTTATCGGTAGGTTTATTCCTCTTATCTTTTGTATATTCTACAATTGGGAATTTGAAACCCTTTGGAGATAGATACAACAAATCAACCATTTGTTTGGTTGAATTGAAATTCACAGGTTCAATAAGTTTCTTTTCATCATTAGTCTTATATTCCCCAGCTAAAATCCTTGATATCTTATCTTCTCTGTTTTTTATACTTTTTACTTTTTTGGGATCACCAGATAGTTCCTCTATTTCTTGGGTTAGTTTATCTATATAAACTTGTTTTCTTTGCTCTAGACTATATTTTTGATATCGTTTTATTTGCCTTACACTTCTTAATTTATCATTAGTTTCTTGAATCAATTTTGAATACTTATCTTGTAGGAAATCATTAAATGATAAATCTATTGGTAAGCCATTAGTTTCTGCATCCTGTAATACCTTACTAGCTGGCATGATAAGATTTCTGTATAGATTGTAAAAACCCTTATCTATCAACTTCTTTTCTAAAAATAAAGCTAATCGCAAGGTAAAATCAGTATCCATACAACCATACCTTGCTAGTGGTTCCAATGGTTTTTTATCCCAAGGTATAGTTTCAAACTTATCATATTTTTCATAGTCTGCAAACTCTGGTAAATACTTAGCTACCATGGGTTTCAAACCATGTGGTTTTTCTTCATTTAACAGATATTTAGCTAACATAGTATCTATTACAGTTCCCCTTACATAAATACCATATTTAACAAATATCTGATTATCAAACTTGAAGTTTTGAGCTACCTTTACTATATTGGGATTCTCTACTACCCTCCTACCAAAATACTGTAACCATTTTAACCATGGTATTTCCTTTACTGATTCATCAAAATGTTGTAAAGGAATAGAACAACCAGAACCAACTTGAAATGATACTGATAGGATGGTTGGTTTAAAAGTGTTCTTATATATCCCCTCTGCATTAGTTTCAAAGTCGACAGAAGCATACCCCGTATTGAGACATGCTTCTACCAATTGTTTTAGTTCTTTAAAACTTCTTATGATTTTGTATCTTGTAAACATTCTTCAGCTATTTGTATTGATGATTGGGAGTTTCTTAATAAAAGGTCAGATGGAGAAAGTAATATCCTCATTCTGCATACTGGACAATAAGCTTCATATCTGGTAAAAAGTGGATCATAGATAACATCTGTTCTTTCAAATTCTATTAGTGAATTACAATTACCACACCGTTTAATATAAACTTTGTCTTCACCTTTTTCAAGAATCCTCATAGCTATAGATTTAAATTAGTCGGGATGAAAGGATTCGAACCTTCGACCCCCTGCTCCCAAAGCAGGTACACTAACCGGACTGTGCTACATCCCGAAAAGTACCAGGAACGGGAATCGAACCCGTACAACCTCAATGGTTAAGGGATTTTCTTACCACTATAACTTTCGTTACCTATAAAAATAGTTTGTGGTCTGGACTTTCTCTTCACCGTAGATAAAAATCCTTAGGTGTACTGTGTAAAGTCTCTGCACCTTCCTATATTTAGGCTTGGCTCAGGATTACCATCAACATTACTTGGAAGGCTTCCCTGAATTTACAGTATTCTACTTTTTAAGTTTCCTTAAAAGCACTCAAATTTTTAATCTTATATCTTACTGGAATAACCTTTTTTACTTTGATAGGATTAATTTCCCCCAGTTGAATTAGTTTGCCATATTTTCCCGAACAAACCCTGGAACAAAAATAACCGGTACCTCTTCTATTACCTCTTTTAGTTCTAGTAAAAGTTTTACCACATAACCTACATTTTATAGTAATAGGCTGGATTCTATATACATCTAGTTTACAATGTATACTTCTTACTAAAACTCTTAAGTTGGTAATTTTGTTATTCCTATAATTACCATCTATATGATCTATGGTTTCATTGGGTTTAAGTTTTCTACCTAAATGAATTTCCATTAGATATTTAGCATAGGAGATACTGGTTGTCTTTCCAGTAGTTTTTTCCACTAAAACCAATCTCAACCTATGGTTATTATCATAAGGACCATATATATAGTAATTATCAAACATAAAACTAAAAGTTAAAGTCCCTCGTGTCTACCTATTCCACCATCCTGGCATAATTGTGGGCCTTACAGGGCTTGAACCTGTGACCTTTGGATTATGAGTCCACTGCTCTAACCAACTGAGCTAAAGGCCCCTAAATGGGGATTTATAGGTTCCCCTCCCTACCAGCCTACCTGATATATCCTGCAGTGATATTTCAAATAGTTACTATCTCAATGGGTTTCTTACTGATCAAAAATAGGGTTATTCTATTTCTCTATCAAATACTGAGACCGATATATTGGTAGATATTGGGTGATCAATCCAAAAAGTCTAACCCTATTACCAACCCGTTCAGAGTTGGATTTAAAATCCCTTACAAATCTTTAAGAGAAGTTTTTAGTTTTACCCAATCCTTCTGATAAACATGTAAAGAATCTATAGTATGATATAAATACCCTGGATTAACTCCAACTTGAATAGCTATATATTCCATGAGTTTCCAAGCTAAGAATACATCATTCCCAAAATGAACTATGAAATCTGATGATCGTTGGTGATAACAAATATTTAATTGTTTCTCCCCCTTTGCATTAGTCCTAATTAAAAAATCATAGTACATTGAGCAAGGGATTCTTCTAGAACCATCAAGATAATTACTATCTTCTAGCCCATATATTGGAATAATTGCTTTTCTGGTATCTGGGTCATTAATTAGTAATTGGATAACTTCATCCAATGTATTCTCAGATACTGTAGCTATTTTATTATTAATCCTCTCACTATAGGTATAATCAAATTCTTCATTGATATCCAAGAACTGTTCCCATATTTCTTTACGAAGTTTCCAAGCTTCTCCCGGATTTACATTATCTTGTAACCTTTCTTGGAACTCAGCTTCTGCCCAATCTTTAGAATGAGTATGTATGAATAGATTATCTTCATCTGGTAACTTAGTTAAACAATATTGTTCACAAATAAGTTCTTTTGTTATGAAGTCATCTATACCTTCTATACTTTTATTTTGATAGGTCTTGGGTTTTACTTCAGCCCCCATTTCCCATAGGTTTCTGCCAGTTTCTGACATTAACTCATAAGCATTGCTATATATTCTCATCTTTTAAAAATTTAGAGATTACTTCGTTCAATTCTTTTAACTCATCCAAAGACATTTGAGGAAAAGACATAGTTTGATGACCATTAGTGGTAACAGATACTTCATATATTAAAGTATTACTATATCTGCAATCAATATCCACTTTAGCTTTAAACTTAGGCCGTTTCATTTTTTTTGAATTTGCAATATCAAATAGATTTTGATAGAACATCACTGTTTATAGCTTGCAATCTTTAGCTAAAGTTACTGGATATTTAAATATCTCTGGTCTTAGTACTTTCAAAGCTCTCTTGTGAACTTTGTATTTTATTTCATCAGGATTACACTTCAATAGATATTTTAATCTATCCCTTAACTCTGATTTTATTCCAAAGTTTAATATATCTTTGTGAGCATGATACATAAGTAATACTGTATCATCATTAAACATTTGGTTAAAATGGATAGTCAAGGTAAAATCAATATCTTTATATACATATTCCCCTATCCTTTGAAATAATAAAAGATCACATATCAACCTTTTAGTTATTTCAGAAGCTCTCAAGAAAACGCATATATTTGGTTTTGTTTTCCCGGGTCTTCTAGAAAATACCATTGATAATAAACAATTCTTTCCATGACCATGATTGTTTTGGAATTGCAAAGCTAAAGCATACCCTCTAGAGTTTTTATTTTCCTCTGCCAGGATTTCTATTGCAAGGTTATTTAATTCTTCTCTAGAAATATAATTAGCCACTAAAGATTTCCACTTTGAGATAGTATAATTGAAGTGCCTACCAAAATCAAATTTTGAATCTAATTTTGGTTTCTTAATTCCAACTACATAATCATATAGATAAGTAGCTCTCCCCTTACAAACAAAATTCAGATTCTCATCTGCTATTAGGAAAGCTTCATTTATCTTTTCCCAAAAACTTAGAGAATCTGAATACCATTTTATATTATTCCTCCCCATTGGAAAGGTGTTTTATTTCTCGTTTAATATACCAGATAGCTTTCTTCAAATCTTCTATTTGTTTTTCTTTTTTAGAAATTCCATCTTCTGATTTGAGTCCAGCTCTCCAAAGGTATTTAATAGCATTACCTATACAAAAATCATGATGCTCAGCAATATCTATACATTCTATACCTGATGGGTGAGAAGTGTAATGACTTGGGTGATTGATATTATCCTTTTTCATACCTATAAATTTAAATCTACTATGTCATGAAATAGTGGGGTTAAACAAGTATCAAGCTCAAATAATAATGGTGTCATCAAATCCCTCATTTGGGGATGAGCTTTCTTTGAAGTACGTTGTTTTAGAATGGTTCTCCACTCCCTTATATTAGCAGTTACTACTATCTCAGTCTTCAATGAATTAGGTAATACTGATCTAGCATCTTGTGGGGTTAAGCCATCCTCCAATAACTCAAAATACCTATCTTCTGAGTCTTCCATAGCTTTTTGCCAATGTTCCCAAGAAGGATTATCACTTCCATACCCATATAAGAAAGTTGGTAATATGAAAGTTAACTCATTACCGAACTTATCCTTTGAATAGTTACAATACCTTGTACTTTCTTGAGAAAATGATGCTAATCTATGTCTTACTAACTCATGAGTTACTCCCCTATCAGTTATAAATCTTACTGAAAAAGATTGGTGTTCAAGGACTGATTCATGTCCCGAAGCTATTAATCTTTCTACGAAAGGAGTTGCAGAAGTTTCTGTTATCTTATCCTCTGATTTATAACAGGTTCTACCCGCTTGTTCTATAGCAAGTAAAATATCCATTGGTTGTTTATGCCAAAGGATATTATAATATTGTTGTTCTATTTTCATTATTCCTCTTCTTCGTTATCTTCCTCTTCTACTATTGGTGATTCAGTTATTGACCCATCAGATTCTTGGAACTTAATTAATTTCTTTTTCTTATCTGGTTCCATAAACATCTTTAGATCATATTTTTTGATAAATTTAAGATAAGCAGACTTAATCTGGTTTCTTACCAGAATAGATGGACATTTTTCTGGTAGTGGTATACCATCCCAATCTCCTATGATACAATCTTTAGCTAATAATGATTTAGCTTCTTTACCATATTTTTCTGGGTTAAATATTTTATATACCCTCATGTAGGCTTGATACTTGGGATCATCACCGTTATTAGCTGCTTTCTTAACCCTACGTAAAGCTTTCTTTAACCTTTTCTTCCTATCCTCATCTTTTATCTTTTCTATGAGTTCTGATATATCTTCATACCCATTGAAAAGCATTAAGCTGGTATCATCAGCAAAAGCAGAACGTATAAGAAGTTCAACTGTAAATTCAGTATGACCATATACATATTCTCCCATGCGTATTGATAGGAGTAAATCCCAAGGTAACCTTGTTACTACATCTGATGCTCTCATAATGATAGTTAATCTTGGTTTATCAATACCTATCATCCTGGAGAACATACCAGACATCAAACATCCCTTGCCATTACCATGTGAATCAGCAAAGTTAAATCCAATATGATAATTCCTATTGATAGCCTTGTTCTTTTCAAATTCTCTTATCTGGAGTTTTAATTGATCAAGAGAATCCAGATCAAGATAATTATTAAGAAGACCACTCCACTTACTTTGTGTATATCCCAGTATCTTTCCAAAATCAAATTCTGGGTCAAAGCTAGCCTCTTCTATCAATATGGTTAAACCATACGTATAAAGGGAATTTGTAATAGATGCCCCCTGTTCACCTTCAAACAAACCTGGTTCTTGGTTAATAAACATTTTGTTTACTCCAGCCCAGGCTTGTTCTCCAGTTTTAAATACAAAACTTTTCATAAATTAATATTTTGATTCAATCCTAAATTTATTAACTCTATTCTTTTTAAAATAGAGAAAATATAAATTTTCAGGACTGATTCCCATTGCTAAGAATAAACCCATCATTAAGATAAAAGCTTTTACTATCTCTTCCTGATAAGCTCCTTCATTGGTCATCATTTGAGATTGCTTCCATGGTTTATTCTTTAAGAAATTTCTAGCAATATTTAAATGGTAAGTAACATCCCACATCATGTATTTATATGATGAATAGGTTAACTTATTATAAAACTTACCACATTGATGGAATCTGGTATCTATTCTCTTGTTAATCAACCTCGGATCTTCAGAATCCTCATCCATACTTTCAAACTCTTCCAAAAGATATGTTTTATTCATAGCTTTTGGTTCTGATACCATGTTACATGGATCATTGTATAATATGGATAAACCAACTTGCATAGCTTTAGCTAAGGTTGGTAAAGTCTTAGTCACACCAAAAGAAACCTTATCTTTTAACCAATTATCCAAGTAATCTTCAATATCTTTTGCTTGAATATTGGAATAGATTAGTAACTCCAGCATGAAGTGCATGGCATCTGCCATTTCTTCTCCTGCATTCTGGAGATGATTCAAACATTGGATATATTCCTCCTCCTCATAGTCAGATTTCCAAAGCTTGTTTTTTTCAGTTAACTTACTTACTAAAATCAAAGCTTCATATCCTTCTGCAAGTTCCTCTATTACCCGTCCCACAAAATCTTTTAAGATAATCTGAGACTTCTTTGTATTCACATCTATTGGATATTGAGGTAAACCCTCTACTTTAATATATTGTTCCAATAATTCTTTTTGGAGTGAATACATACATTCTAAATACTTACCACCAACTACTTTAATTGGTTCTTCAATGATATCCCTGCTATCCATTTTAGTTATTTTTTATCAGTTGAACCAAACCCGTTTTCTCCCCTGTCAATTGTATTAGACTCAAGGATATCATTGTAGCTATCACTGGTAACTTCTTCCATAGTTGAAATAATGATGGGAGTATGTAGGAATTGGATTATTTTATCATTACTCTGGAGAGTTACCATTCTATTGCTGTTATTCTGCAAACCTATGTGGATTTCTCCAGTATAATCTGCATCAATAACTTGAGCTGTAAAAGTTAAACCTCTTTTAGTAGCTATTCCAGATTTATTTGCTGCTACCAGAGCCGATTGTTTATTTTCTATCCAAACCTTTATTCCGGAAGGAATTAAAATTCTTTGACCTGGTTTTAAGAATAACTGACCAAGCTTTATAATGTATGCACTAAAATCTGGATTCTTATCTTTGATATCATTTATGAGTTTTTCATCAATCACTGGAATATAGAAATCAATACCAGCATCATGTTTGTTAGCTCTGGTAGGTGATTTTACATCTCTTACTTTTGTGAAGAGAACTCTTTGTAGAGTTTCTTTTACTTCAGTTTTAGTTTGTTTCTTACTCATTGTATTTAGTTTTAGATAAATGTCCAAGCTTCCATTACTGATCCCTCTACTTCTTCATAAGGTAAAGTTGTAGTACCATTATTTGCCCATTGACTTCCCCATGAATTTTTGATTATGAATCCTCTGTTAGAATATCCAACCAAAGGTACTGCATGATATCCTAGTAACTTATCACCTAACCAAAAGCTTTCTCCATAGTTGTAAACTGGTATACCAATTATTACACCGAACATTGATACAATAGCTTTTTGGATATCCTTACTGGTACCGATTCTAAAATACTCATGTACTTTGTAAGTTTCTTGTTTACCAGTGAACCCATGTTCTTTAGCTAAACTAAAGAGTTCACTTAACATCATACCATCTTTGGTGGAACGTAAGTTATAAAGTTCCTTTCTATCAAAGCTCTTCTTAACATTATATGCTCTTTCCATTAGATCAGCTAAAGCATATACTGCACACATTGAAGAACTTCCCTGATCATATACTTGACCCATTGGGATCATGTAATATTCTGGAAGTTCTACTGCTTTAGTTATAGTTTGGGTTTTAGTTCCCTGACTCAATATTAAGTCTAATTGTCTCTCTACCATTACCTAATCCTCCTATACATTAGAACGTTAATAGAATCTAATTCATTCACTGTAAACTGATGCTTGATTTTACCATTGTTGTTTTTGATAAACCAAGTCTTGGTCATGTAGAAAGGTTGTACCCATAGAGTATCCCAAGTAGCTGGAAATGGTGGTTCAAATTCAACCATTGTCTTCATTGCTGAGTCAATGGATTGTTGCTTAGTTAAAACAACTGAAGTGTAGTTTATTGTACTACACCCAACTTGAAATAGAAGTGATAAAGCTAAGATTGTTAGAGCAACAATTCCTACTAAAGAAGTAGCTAAGAAAGTTTTCTGTTTCATTTTTACTTATCTGAAAATTCTTTGTACAATAATCTAGCTTGTTCTCTTGAGATAGCATACTTAGCTTGAAGTTTATCAAGAATAACTTTCTTGGTATCTCCTTTCCTTTTGAGAGCTCTGTAAGTTTTCTTTGCAGCAACTTTATCAACCAATTCCTCCATATCCTTGTAATGATTCTCTTCTTCCAATTCCTTTCTGGTTTTACCCATCAATGCTGCAAATTTGATACAACATAATTCTGAATCACCACAGCTTCTACATTCTTCAGTTGAGAGATCATATTCTTTCCCAAAGCAAGGATCTCCATTGTCACCAATTGAATTGATATCAATAGCTTTGAGAATTGGTGTATCTTCGAGTTTGATTAACTTGTTTTTCTTTTGCTTTGCCATGAGTTGAGAATTTAACTTTCGATAATCAATATGTTTTTCTGATCAATTAGGGTAATCATAACTCTAGCGAAGGATATTACGCGTATATGTACGCATTTGAGATTTTACTTTAGTAAAATCGATATTTTTCCGAAGGAAAAAATGTATATCCATGTTAGGATAGATAAGTGTATATGAGTATTTAGCTTATTATCTTTTATCAGGCCATAGCTATATAAGCTAATAGCTAATAGCCTCTTTGATTCCCTTAATTTATTTAGCTTTTCCTAGAGTTTCTCTATGACGTTTATTTTTAGGGAGTTGCTTGCCTGTGGGATGCCCTATGGAAATGACTTTTAAATTCTCTTTTTTATAATAATTTTTCCTATGGTTACCATGCCTTAATAAATATATTCCCGGAAAAATTAAATCATCAAGATAGGCCTTTTTCTTAGAATTATGTTGCCTTACTAAACGACCTAAAATTTGTATGGTTTTTTCATTAGAATCCATAGAAGCAGTATTCTGAATGTATTGTAGGGTTGGAATATTCTTACCTCTGGATATAATTGTAGTTGATATAAGGATATCAATTTTCCCTTCCCTTATATCATTTAATAATTTATCTCTGTCTGGAGTTTTATGATGAACATGAGCTATTCTATAACCTAATCCAAGTTTTTGATTCATCTTTTGATAATATTCATATAACTTTTCACAATGATCAATAAACCTGGTTACAATAAGCATTGGGAATCTACCATAACTGGCATTATATTGCATTCTAGAGAAACTTTTTTCATAAGCAGCAATATTATATGTTATGTTTTTATCATATTCTTCTTGATAATCATCTGCTGATATTGATTTACCGGATACATAAACCATTTTCACTACTACTGGAGTAGCTTTACCTGATTTAATTTGGTCGGCTAATTTAATGGAATCTATAGCATCACCAATAAAAGACCTTATGTTCATATTGTGAACCAAGTTTTTTTTCAACTTACTCATATATAGGGTTCCACTAAGACCAATTCTAACTTGGGTATTATATAAATGTTCTATAACATTCTTATAGGTTTTATTATCAATAATATCAGCTTCATCAATAAGAACTATACCTATCTTGGTTAATTCATACTGATATTTTTTTATATTCTGGGAAACTGATTGGACCATTGCCACATTGAAATTACCCCATCTATTAATTTTCCCACCCTGAACAAAGACTATATCTTCACCTGGTAATAATGGTGGAATCTCTCTTTTAAACTGTTTGAAGAGATCAGAATCATTTAATAACAGGATAGTAGGTATTTTTCTTTTAAAAGCTTGGTGGATAGCACAGAATAATAAAGACTTACCAAAACCAACAGAATAATCTCCTGCACAAATATAAAAAGGAGTTTTACCAACTTTATTATTTAAAAGGGTTTCTAGAGCTTTTTTCTGTCTGGGATATAAATTCTTATCCCCTAACATATCTGGGATTACTGGAGTAATATTTAAAGGGGGCCTACGGTCAATTATTTCTATCTTTTCCCCCCATGATTTTAATTTATTATATACCATGGGTAAAAGCCCAATTCTAAAACTACCATGATCACTCACATATTTAATGTATCCATCCCATCTAACCTTACCTTTTTGATACATTAATATATGCCAAGCATTAGGATGCTTTATCCTAAACTCCTTGTAAAGTTTATGTAATACCCTCAGTGGTCCTTTAGCTTCACAGATATTACTATTTTTAATTATCAGTTCTACCATAATTGACAAAAGGTATTTGATCTGGTTCTATATTCTTTACATACTTAGCATAATCAATAAACTCATTCATAAGATCATTATCCATTAGGAACTCTTCCACTAACTCAACAAAATCTTCTTTTCTTAATTTGTGTTGCATAATCATAATTATTTTTCAGATAACCATTTACCACCAATAAAATCATACTCAGGAGATAGTGATTCTGCCTGAAATTCCGATAATAAATTAATTTTTGAACAATGGTTACAGATTACATATCTATATATCATCATTGAATCCGATATACCAACCATACCATATTTGGTATCATCAAGAAATACCTTTTCTAAGTCTATTTCTTGATTACATTTATCACAAATAAGTTTACAACTCATAATTTTACTGTTTAAATTTACTCCAAATATCCTCCTCTACTTTATGAGTTTTTAGAGGTATATTATATTTTGATACATAGGTTAATAATCTTTGATTTGCTTTATCCCCATATAAATCTTCTATCTTGGGAATACCATTACAGAATGATAAAGCTTCAAATTGAGCCTCTATATAAGTTTCATAATCAACTCCTTTTTCATCTGCATTTTCTCTAGCTCTTTTAAAGTTTACATATTGTAGGGAATCTCTTACATAATTATTAGATAATCCAGTCATCTCTGCAACTGTACTACAATATAAATCATGTACATATTTAGTTTCTTGATGATGATTATCTAGAAGTAATTCAGTTTCAGCTTCATATTTATTTATTATCCAATCTACTTGTTTTAACATCCAACTTGCAGCAAAAGCATAGTTAGCTCTTTTAGAAGTTCCCATTAATCCTAAAGCAGTATCAACAAAAATTATATAACCCTGTCTCTTCTTTAGTTTATATCTTTCACAAAATTCATTGACAACAGGTACCAATTGTTTTAATTGCATCCACTGACTATCTGTTTGCTTTATCTTAGTTACCCCTACATGTTTTAACTGTATTCTAGAGGAATAAATAATATCTGCTAATAGATTTGTATCTGATATTGATGCAGAAGTTCTATTTGTTACTTTTTTAGCTTGTTTCTTATTATTTGTAAACACAGAACGATGGTCAAGAGAATATCCCCTGGCCATCTTAAAAATCTCTAACAGAGTTTTGTTAGATAATTTCCTACCATCTACTTGATTCCAAATTTCCTTGAATTTAGTAAATGTAATATGTATTGATGGTTCTCTCATGATTATAATATTTATATATTATAGTTTGAAAGATTTCATTAACTCTATTCCAGTTAGAGTTGATCTTTGAGTAGATTCTAACTCGATTAGCTTTTTAGTTAAATAGGATTTTATTTCTCTGATATTACCTTTATAGGGATCAAGCTTTTTCATGGTATCTAACACCAAATCTTTCCTATCAATTCTTAAATGTAGGTCATATTCTTCACATATTTGATCTATAAGGAACTCCATTAAACCAGGTATGTTATGATAATCCCTTACTGGTGGGATAGTAAACTCCATATGAGCTATCCTATAATATAAATCACTCCTGAATTTACCCTCATCAATTAAATCCCAAAGTTTTACATTTGTAGTACAAACCAAATTAAAATCTACCTTTTGTACCCGATAATCACCAACCTTCATAAAGGTTAATTCCTGAAGAGCCCTTAATAAAGTTACCTGTCCTCTTAAACTAAGGTTTTCTACTTCATCAAGAAATAGAGTACCACCATGAGCCTGTTCAAAATAACCTTCTTTATCTTGGTGAGCTCCAGTGAAAGCACCCTTTATATGACCATAAAATTCAGAAGCTATAAGATCATCATTTAATGACCCACAATCTACTGGGATTAGATTACCTGGTTTATGTTGTATGCTATGAATATATCTTGCTATATGTTCTTTACCAGTTCCAGTTTCTCCACATATAAGAACATTCTTAATCTTAGGAAAGTATATATTTAAAAGGGTTTCTATGCTTGAAAAAGAAGGGTCTATAAAATATTTGTTCATATCTATGGGTTCCTTCTTAACTACCTCTTTAGATTTTTTATTAGGCTTATTATTAGCAGGTAATTCTCCCAAAACAGCTTTCCTAATGGAAGGACATTCTTCTATTAATATGGCATGTGGATAAGCTTTCTTAATATCATTAAAAGAACCACCACTTATAAATCTATCACATAACACATGATCATAATGTTGATAATCATATCTCCATATATGTCTCATGGTTACTTCAAACCCCTTTTCTTCAAAGTAATTTCTATGATTAACATATACTTCTGGATGGTTAACTAAGAATAATATACTTGACATTATATCCAAATTTTACTGGCTACTTCACCCATATTAGAAAAAAGTTCAGTAACTACATATGAAACCCCATTGAGAATTATTTCATATCTATAGCTCTTTACTTTACCATTTTCATCAAAAATACCCTCTACTGTTTTTAATATACCATACCCAACTAAGTTATTGGTTGTAAAGAAATAACAATTGCCAATTATTGGTAAATCTAAAACCTGTTTTGGTATATCAACTTTTGTTGGTTTATCTTCTTCAGGCTCAATAATTGTTTTTTTTTCATTCTTGGGTACTCGTGATAGAATTGACATAGAAGGAAACTTAGTCATGTGTAATTCATCCACCATCTTTACCAAATCTGGTAATGAAATACTATCTTTAGTTCTTCTATATCTTAAAGCTACTTTATCTCCACTTACTTCTAAGTATCCATATTTAGCTAATATTTTGGTTACATGAGCCATAGCTACAAACTGTATTCTATGAGCCTTGTAAAATGGTTTAAGTGGAACCTTAGTAACTATAACCTGAGTATCTGGGAATTTAGGATAGAGTTCTCTTATAGCTTGTCTCTCTTGTTCCTTGATTTCTTCATTTAGGATAAACATCACTTTGAATATTTAAGTTTGAGTTTAAAAAGTTCTTGATAATTCTGATAATGTGTTTTATAAACATAGGATAGAGTTCTTTTTCTACCTAAATCATTACAATCAGTTCCCTCAGGTAAAAATATAACTTTGACTTTCTTGAAGTTAACTAATTTTAATGCAAGGTCTATAGCTCTATCCTTAGCATCGGGGTCAAATAGAATTATGATTCTTTCTACTGGGGATTTTATTATTTCATTTATTTGATACCTGCTTATTGCTTTACCACCAGAAGCAATTCCCCTTTCTCCCATGGTTTCAGCATTTAATGCCCCTTCACAAATAAAGACCGTTTTATATATATCTAGAGCATCTTTATTATATATTATAAAGGATTTCCCCAAACCAGATTCTGAAGTGTCTGGATTATTATATTTTGGACCATTGCCAATAAATAAACGGGCATTAAAATATACCAATTCTCCATGTTGATGAAAGGGAATTATTAGGTATCCAAAATACTTTCCTTTTGTCCCATATCCCCATCCAGCCATTGCTACTTTCTGTAGATTGAAACCTCTTTTCTTTACATAATTTCTAGCTGCCTTTGCTAAAGAAGATTTTCCAAAGAGAATGGATTTAAACCCATCAGGGAGAATCATGGGTTTAGATTCTTTAATCTCTAGTTTTTCCTCTTTAAATATATAACCTTCATACTTGGAATTGTTTAATAAGTTGACTACTTCTCTATAAGTATCAACATTTTCCAAATACATGATTAGATTGATAGGTGATGGGTGTTCCCCACATCTAAAACAATTACACCTATTCAATGAAAGGTTAATTCCAAATTTACCCTCTCTACCACAGTAGGGGCATTTTGATTTCATCCAACCATGGCGATAATCCCTTGCCCCTACTTTTAATTGAAAATATCTATGGAGTTTACCTTTAAACTCTTTAGTTAATCTGGCCATTAAATATCACCTGACTTATTATTAACTTTTGATGGATCAGCTACTGGGTTTCTACTCTTCTCTTTCTTTTTAATTAATTGATCAACTTGTTTCCCTTGAGTTTCATCATAAGTATTTCTAGCTTCCTTTGAAAACTCTTTCCAACGTTGTCTATCCCCATCAACATTAAATAAACATCTTCCATGTGGTTTTCCATCTCGTTGTACCACCACTTCTAAACGTTGGATATTATGTTCTTCTTCATCTTCAGTAGAATTGAGACCCAGTATACATTGAGCATTACGTACAATTGAAATAGAAGATGCTATATCATTATCTTCATAGATTGTAGCTTTATGTTTTGCACCTTCTCGGGTTATATGTTGAGCAGTCCATATTGCATCTAATCCAAGTTCTGCACCAAGATTATCTATATCGATATAAACATTATCTATACGTTCTGTGTCTTCCTTATGACGACCAATTGAAGCTAACTTTGCAGCATAGTCAATAACCAATACATTAATTTTTATACCCATCTTAGCTTCAAGCTTAGATATAATTCCTTTTATTGTATTAGCATCTGCAACTTTAGCTGGTACCCTCTCAACTATAAATTCAACTCCTATTTTTCTATACTTTCTCATGTGTCTTTGTTCTAGCTTATCATATTCACCAGAAAGTATTTCTTTTCTATTTTTATTGAGGGTTGATTGGACCATACGTTCCATGATATTATTCTTGCCATTTTCTGTATCTATGTATAATACATTCTTCTTCATGGCAAGATATCCCCGAGCAATATTAATAAGAGCAAATGTCTTCTTTGCTTTAGGTCTATCTAATATCACAAAAATACTGTTTTGAGGATATCCATTAGCATTTGATAGATTATTTAATTGCCAATATGGGGTGGGAATAATATTTGGACTCATTTTACGCATTAATTGCCTACGTACTGTACCACCAACCATTAATAATGGTTCTTCATCTTTTTGAGGCAATGAATTACGTATAATATTTGCTACTTTATTTTGATAATCTTCATACAAGTTGAAGTTAGAAAAATCCATTGATTCATTCAGGGATTTCATTTCTATATAAGCAGCAAACTTAAGTATATTTTCTTGTATTACATCATGATCTTTTAATGGTGATGAGAATAAGTTCTTTATCATCTTAATGATACCAGGGACGTCGTCCCTGGTAACCAAGTCAATATATTCCTTACTTTCTAATAACTGAGTACAAGATTCTATAAGTAAAGCTTGACTTGGTATCTTATGATATTTCTTTACAAATTTCCTGAGTCCCTCCATTATGAGAGCATGTTCAATCAGAGCAAAGTACCCAGGTTTAATTTTATTTATTATTAATAAAGATTCCTTACTTTGTATTAAAAACCTGAGTACCTCTAACTGAAAATCTATAGAAAACGTAAATTTATCAACTGATTTAATTGGTTTTGATTTTTTTATAGCTACCATATATAATTGAGTTTGTAACAGTTACAATCATATAAGAGTACTTGTTAGCACTTTATATTAATATCAATCTAAACCTTACTGTGAAAAAGAATCTTTCACTTCTTCTACCGAGTTAAAATAATTTTTATATTTGCATAAACCCAAAAACAAAATACTCATGTCAACTAAAAACACTAATGGTTCTGAGATTCACAGGATTAAAGAGTTTACTAATTATAATAGGGAACAATTTGAAAAGTTGTATCGATTATGTAAACCCCTTGTTAGGAATCTTTCTAGAAGCATAGATTCAAGAAGATTTAATGTTAGTCAGGATATTATCCAAAGTTATTTCTGGGATAAGTTTTTATATGTATATAATAAATATCAGGATAGATATGATGAGGAGAGATTGAAAGCTACTCTGTTAACTTCTCTCCAAATTTTTAAAAATAAACTTCTCAGGAATGCTTATACTAAACAAGCTGAATTCAACCAAGAGTTGACTTCTTTAGATACATTATTTGATAACAATAAAGAATGCTTAGATGATAGTGAAGAAACAGAATATAAACAGGATTTATCGGATAGGTTTAATCAATATATGATGGACCATCTTAGTCCCGATGAATATTTGGTTTTTAGGGTAGAACTTGACCCACCTCCCTTCTTTACTGAGAGAATTATTAAATCTCATGGAAAATTATCTATTCTCCATCTAATTGATTTCTTTGAATTACCAAGAAATGGTAAGTCTCACACCATACTTACCAACATGAGAAAACATATCAAACAAGTTCTAAATACTGCAAAGCAAGAATTTAAACGCTAAAAAGGGGCAAGCCAGAATCCTAAAATCCCAACTTGCCCCCGACTAACCAACTCAACTATGGTTAAGCTAGATCAAATGATCATTTATGTAAAGAAAGGAACTCACTAATGAATCCATAAATTTATTGTTGGTAGTTTCATCTTGGAGTAATTTAACATCTTCTTTATTATCCTGGAATAACCACTCTATAAGTACTGCTGAATAACCACTTCCCATCAATACAGTGAAATTAGCTTCCTTAGTTCCACGATTCTTATAGCTTGGAAAATCTTTGGCCAGGTTATCTAATATTACTTTTGCAAATTTATCAGAAGTGGTATTTCCCGGTGAAGTATAAATTTCAAATCCCCTTGCATTTGCCCAATCATTTCCCATGCCTGCAGCATTATTATGGAGGCTTACTAGAAATTTAAATTCCCCAGGATTAGTATTCACCTTACTTGCAAATTCTTTTCTTCTAGATAAGCCTATTTCCTTATCAGTTGGATTTGTAATTTCTACTCTGAATCCCAAGCAAGTGAGGTGAGTCTTTAATTTTTCACATATTTCTCTACTCCACTTATATTCTTTATGAGTTCCATCTGGTGAACCTTTTCCTGGAACTTCTTCCCCATGAGCTGGGTCTAATATTATAACTAATTTTCTCATATTACAGATTTTTTAAGTAACTAAGTTTTATACCATTTACCAATATATCAGTAGATTGATCTAAACCTGATACAGTGAATTCATCTTTTGGTATATAAACTTGTTCAGTGATAAAATCAACTATCACATCTACATCTTGTTCATCAACTACTACTGATAATTGTTTTTCATCATATAGGAAGTTTGATAGATAAGAAGTGAACTCTATAAAATCATTCTTAACTACTCTATTGATTTTATTCTTGGTAAGTTCCACATCATCTATATGATTTTCTAAACGTATTCTCAATATCCTATACTTAATGGTATTTGATAAACTATTCATACCTCTTCGTATAAGGATTTGAGCTTGACTTCTACCTATAGTTCTATCTGAAGCACCATCAAAGTATTCTTGTGTTCTTACTGCAGCATTATGTATAATATCCATTTTCTTTGTTAAAGAAAATATCTGATATACAAACAATACTACAACAATTATAATGAATACCATAAAGATACCAAAGATAATCTTTAGAGCACCATAGTTTGCAACTGCTTCAGCTAATTCTACTGAAGCCTGTGTAACTTGAGTAACTGCATTGTCTATATTTGGTTCTTGAGTTTGTAATGGATACAGCATGATAATATATATTATTTTTTAGATTTACGTTTTTTCTTTGTTGCAGTTACTACTTTAGTAGTGGGGAACTCAGCTGGTGGAACTATAGTAGAAGAATATGCAGGAATATCCAAATCTGCTTCAGAAGTACTAATTGGTACCATTACTGGAGCATCTACCAATAGAGTTGGGATATCAGGTACAAGAATTATATGTTCATCATTCTTACCATATAATCTTACATTCAATGGTAGATATTTATTTATAAGCTCTGCAAAAGCATCTTTTACTTCTTCTAACCTTCCTTCCTCTTCAAGAAGTTTATACATTCCATAAGGAATATATATGGTCAGAGCTAAAGTATCACAACTCCAACAACTTCCCCAAGGCCAGCCAGCTTTGTTTCCCTGATCTACTGAACCACTTTCTAGGTATACCGAACATACACCTTCCCATAAAGCTATGACCAAATTTGAATCTCCAGAAAATTCTTCTTCTGGTTCTGATATAGCTTGGGTACTTGGTTCATCTATGGGTAATACCAAATCAAATTTAAACCTGACTCCATAGAATCTTCCCAGTACTGTAAAGAAGTCTTCTGTACCCCTTATCTTAAATAATGATATGGCATATTTTAATATCTTTCTAGTATCTGCTTTTGGGAATCCCTCTGGACTGTTTAACCATTTATATACATTCTCTTTTGTATAGGGTTCTCCCCTGGTTAAAACCCCATAAGCATAGGGAATATAATCGAAATATTCCCAAAAGTAGTTAAGAAATAACTCTGGAGTTTTCTCTACATCCAATAGATCCATGAAGTTATCTATATCTGGCATTATATTGTCATCTATATAACCAGTACATGAATCTATGAATCTTTCTAGAATACCTTTACCTTCTTCATCTTTGTAGGTATCATTTTCCTTATAATATATAGGAAATAGGTGAGTGAACACATAGTCCTTAAAATTCTTAAACGACTTCATTGATTTCAAGGGTTATAGTGTTACTTCTAAATATTGGGATATTGAAATTGACTGGTATCAAATCCCTGTTCATTGGTTGGAGAGATATTACATATTCATCCCCCGGGTTGTATACTTGACCCTCCCCCGGGTTGCCTATAGTAATTTCAAAAGAAAGATTATTACCATTTACTTGGGTAATATTTCCAAATGTACCAGTAGTATTAATATCGGTATCATTTACTAACCCATTTATTTTATAACCACTTTCAGTAATGGTTATCATTACCTGACGTTCATCAGTTTGAGCTTCAGCATCCCCAGTACTAAAATTGGTTTGTTTGAAGTGGGTTATATTTAAGTCAGGTACAAGAGAAGGATCTATTCCGCCACCTCCTTGAGGAACTGGGTAAGATAATAAGTATAATGAATTGATATTTAAATAATCCACCATACTCTGATTATCTATCAAAGCATATAGATCTGATAACCTTACTACCTTATTTATATCTGAAGTGTTGTAACTATAAGCTTCTACTAAAGCTTTAATTACCTGATCACTTATATCATTTTTACTAAATGATTTTCTACCGGTTATAGTTGCATCTAAGAAAATTAAAGAAGTATGAGTAGACTTTACATTAATATGTGTAGTTATTACCTTAGCTTTAGTAAGTTTATCAGTAACACTATCTATTAATGCTTGTGAAGCTTCTCCTCCACCATCTGGAGTAATATATACCGTTACAAATTTACCACATTGATAATCAACGTATGATTTATCTACCCCTGGAACCAACTTAGCTATTGCTTCATAATCTTCTCTGGTTATAGCTACTCCAAGAGTTTTGATGGAGAGGGGGATATGTTGTTTAAGCATATCAAAAGTCTCATAATCAGAACCTCCCGAAGCAGAGTATACATTAGATATACTTATATCATTGTATTTATCAGTAAGGATAGTTGGTATTGGAGTACCAAATTGATTCTCTGCAATATTCCCAAGAGCACCATAGGTAAGATAGTATTCTGCTTCTACTTTTCCATTCAAGTTTGGTTTCATACCAAATTGACCATCACCAAACATAATGTATGGTTTTCCAGCTTCATCTATTTCTACTTTATATACTTTATCAGTAGAATTAGCATAAGCAAAGGTGTCAACCAAAATCCAAGGTTCATTATCAATATATAATACCATGGAACCTTCTACATATTTCTGATCGGTTGGTAAGTCACCAAGATATATGATTACATCAGTAGAAGTAATCTGTCCCAATTGAATCCTATCTGGATCACCCACCTTAGATTTTTGTACTACTGGTACCTTAACTGAGTAGGGGTTTTGAGTAGCATCCCATACTATAGTTTTGGAAGATAACCAAGTCTTACCATCTTTAGATTGAAATTCAGTATTTACTGGGATAGTTATATTCTCAGTAATTGGTGAACCATTTCCTCTATATATAGTTAAGTTTACTGAAGCAGGGATACCAGCTTTTATATGGTAATCCACTAACTTAGCATGTTTATATAAAGAGGAATACCTTCTAGCAGTAGGTAAGAAAGCTTCTCTTGCCATGTTATCTATATAGAAATGTATAACTTCTGCTATGGCCGAGAATATTGATATGATAAGAATAAATATATTTCCTTCACTATAATCTGACATTTCTGGTACTCTAGCTCTTAGCTTAGATATCAGAGTAGACTTAATATCATTGAAAGACCTTTGGAAAGGATTCAACCAATTATTGCTAGTAGGCATTGATTATATTGTTTACTGGATTATATTCAAAGTTAAGATCTTCAACCCTTTTAGAGTTGTTGATTTGAAATTTGATAGTTATATGGATTTTATCATATGATCTTTCAGATTCTACTGATATCTTCTGTATCCTGGGTTCCCAATTCTCTATACCATCTCTAATAAAATCTCTTAAGAGGTATTCTAGAGCTTGAGTATTGGGTTCTTCTATACATTCCCATATTCTACAACCAAAGTATTCTTGACGAAATCTTTGACCTATTTGGAAAGTGAGTATAGCTATCAAATTTTGTTTTATCAATCTTACATCCCCATATAACATCCCCCATCGTACTTTTGGTACTTGAGTTCCATCTGGTTGTAGAGCCATTTCTACATTACCATTTTCATCTTTCACTTCTTCTAGCTGTATTGGGAAGTAAGCACCTGAACCAATAGTGTTGAGTTGTTTTAGATTCATAGCTTATAGTTTTAAATAGGGATTGCTTGTAAAGCAGAATCAGCAGAACTTAATAATGAAGTAGTAGTTTCTATTATAGGTGGAACTCCCACTCCAGCTAATGATACAAATTCATTTACTTCTGCCATTTGAGCATTAGCTATAGATAGATTAGATTTTGCCATTTCTACACTATTTTTTAAACTAACCATAGAAGCAGCACCAGCTTTTGGTGCAGTAGGATCTGGAGTAGCTATAGCTACTATTTGAGCTGCCCAAGTGGAAGCAGAAGATATGATTTTATTACAAGTCTCTGTTATAGAATCAAGTATAGCATTAATTTTATTAATAAAATTTTGGATAAAAGTTTTAGCTGCATCTTTCATCCTTTGGAGAAATGCTTGTTTCTCTTCTTCTGATTCTATGGTTTCTAGATAAGGTGAGCACTTAGCTTCTATTATCTGATCTGAAGTTATACCTATGTCTGCCATTAATGAGTGAATTTATCATCTGGTAATTTAGGTAAATCAGTGGCCATCCATTGAGATACATTCTGTCCCGACATTACTACAAGTAAATCTTTTTGAACAGCTTCTACAAAGGTTTTGAAATATTCTATATTCATTACCTGTTTGTTAGCACCTCCATTTACTTCCACTTTGTCTTTATCCATATAAATCTGAGTACCATCTTCGATCTCCATCTCTACTTTCTGTTTTATATGGACTTTCAATAAATCACCATCTTCTTTTAAGTAAACTTTGTTACCATTTGGAGTGATGATACCTATAGTATCATTATCCTGAAATTCTTCAGGAACTTCTCCAATAGCCCAACCAAATGGTGACCATACTGGTCTCATGGGATCACCCATTTCAAATTCTACCCAAACTATTTCCCCCACCCTGGGGGTAAAAGCTTTAGCTCCATATTTCATTCCACCAAGATTTCCCCGGGGTCTAGCTACTACTTCTACCCCCTCCAAAACTGAGGGTAATGTTATGGTTAGTTGACCAGTGAAGTCTGGGTCTTGGTTATTTGTAACCACCCCTTTATATACAGAATAGAATCTACCTGTAAACTCTACTCCATATCTTTGAATCATTTCACCTATGGTCATTGTTTATTTTGATTTAAATCAATAGAACCAACAAGAGTACCTTTTTCTTGAAGGGTTTTAGTATCAGTTTTGGTACTTGGGTTCTTGGTCATTATGTTAAAATCTTGCTCAGCTTTATAAATATCCACAGTATTAGTTTGATCATTATATTTAGCTAATATAGAATATCCTGGGTGCTGGTTTGCATACTCCTCTAGAGCTTCTTGTAAAATAGAAGTCCTATCTTGCCCAGTGCTATCATAAACTTCTTTAGCGACTTTATTTATATTAGCCATGGCATTCATCATTGCCATACTTGCTTTAATAACATTTTTTGAAACTACTGTGTCTTTTTTAATAAACTTAACATTACATAAATAACCAGAGCCAGTATCAAATTGGTGAGTGACTGATTTAATATACCATACTCCTGAATACTTATCTGAGATATTTTGTATTTCCAAGTTTTGGGATTTTTCCAAGAATGGATCACCTACAAATACAGCAGTAGCAGTAAGTTGATTTCTTACTACTTCTTCTATATCATTCCCCATAAATAAATCAGCATACTCAGTGTAATCAGAAGCTAAAGTTCTAGCACCATTAATTGGTATTTCTAATTCAATTTCTTCTAACAGAGTTACTGTATTTTTTTCTGGGATATGTTTGTTAACCTCTATATTGGTTTCTAAGATAGTTATACCCTTTTGATTCTTTAAATAATCATATCCACGTTGCCACTGTATTCTTGGTAAGTCCTGACCATATACACCATAAGCAGTGTTTTGATTATAGGTAGAACCAACATTATTAGTAGCTTTTAATGGATCATAATCTATGGGATTTACTTTCTTTTTTATAGTTACTTTTCTAGTAACTGTATAGTTAGAAAGAGTATTCATGAAAGATACTGCTTCTGCAGTTTCCTCTCCACTCTTAGGATTTTTAGTCTTCTTTTCAAATTCCTGTTTGAGATTATCAATAAAAGCTTTATATTCTTCCTTACTAAGTTTAACATTAGCAGCTGTTGCTACTAAAGCATCTTCTCTGCTATTGTAAATAGGTAAATCATCAGCTTCTATTGGTACTTGGGAAGTAGTTTTTTCTAGATTGTTGATTTTCTTTTGTTCTACTAAATTAGGAGTGAATTTCCCATCATCCTTGATCACTGGATAATTTGAATATCTATCCTGTGGTTGTAAACTATATGGATATCTGTTATCAAAACCAGTTGTTGGATTAGCTGGATTACCCCATGAACTCCACCAATGCATGTATAAATCAGCAGATTCAGAATTTTGATCTATACCTATTTGAGTAGTAGTGGTTTTAGCTTTTTTATCATTTGGATCAATATCTGAAGTCTTACCTATTTCTACTGAAGTTTTGGTGAACTTAGATTTTACAGTAAATTCTAATAATTCACCATTTCCCCCAGCATAAGTATAAGTCTTAGATACTGGTCTATTTAATCTCTGATTCTCAACAGTTAATTTACCACCAGAACCATTTATATAATAAGGACCTTTCTTTAACCTATTAGCTAACTGTTGTACTTGCTGAAACCTATTTCTGGGTGTGCCTAATAATAATACGTTTGTAGCTTTGTGTTGTATTATATCAATAAGCTTGTAATCATTAGGTAAATCCTTAGTTAACTGTTGGTTTTCTGGAGTAGCTTCTAATATCTTAACCCCTACTTGATCTGGGTCAGACATATAAGGTACTTGAGAAGTATAATATACCTGTGGAATAAATCCATCCTGAGTATAGGGGTATACAGCTTGTCCTGGACCCTTACCAAAATCATTATAATAGGATTGATAATATGGTCCTGGAGTGCTATTCCCAACTACCTGTCCACTTGGTATTACTCTTTTTGCAACTACTTGTTCTCTAACTTCTCTTGTGATATCATAATCTATGAAGGTTATCCCCACTGGTATACCATTGAGGACTGAAGTTACATACTTATCAAATCCTTTAGCTTGACCAGCAAAATTTGGTTGCATATTCTTTAACAGAATACTGCAATCAGAGAACTCTATAGTAATTCTAGTTCCCTCAGGAGTAAAGTGTACATCATGTCCAGTTATAAGTACCTTTTTTAAGGGTCCAGACTTTGAAGTAGCATCTGGATAAATCCATCCCCACTGTAAGTGGAGTGGCATCATATAGTTAAACTCTTTGAGAGAAATGAGATTGGTATTATTGGTAACTATAATAAATCTTCCTTTGTCTTCCTTACCCTCTTCATAAGTATATTCAAATGATACTACATATACTCCTATTGGTAATTTAGATACTGGATCTATTATAGCTTCTTGTCCACCATCAAAGATAGCCAGATATGGAGCACCCATCCCTTCATACAAAGTAGCATCACTATCTGGTTTTAATGTAGATACTGAATTAGCCATGATATTAAGGTATTATGATTTCCATACCATCTTCTAACTCTCTTAGAGGAAAGAACAAATTATTAGCTTCAGCTATTATTGTCCAATACCCTGAATCCCCATAATATCTGAAAGCTATGTTTTGTAATGTTTCTCCTTCCAAAACAGTATGGGTTTTATTTAATGGGGTAGTATTTACTGTTCTTGGTTTTTCCAGGATCATATCCCCATCACCAAAATCTATAATATATCCTCCAGAATAGGGGTTCATAGTGATTCAATTTTAAGCATTAAAGGTTTCTAAGGGAGCAGGAGCTTCTATTCCTCTAGTAATAGCCAAATCCTCTGGGGAAACTATTTCTACTCTCCTTTGATTTGTAGCAGATACCCTTTTGAAAGTAAGAGTCTGAGTGGCATAGTTTGGATATAAGTGAAGATCAGTTAATGTATTATCTTCTCCTTCTCCACTTGACACCCTTTCTCCATTTTCTGTATGGTTATATCTACCCAACATTCTAGAAGCATTTTGAAAATGGGTTAGAACAAAGGGAGCTGATTCCAAAATAAAAGTGTCATTATCAAATAACCCAGAAGTACCCCAGAGAATATTCAGAGTGGGGGGAGCAGCAACATAACCATCTGCCTTAGTCCAAGACTTTAAAAGATTACATTTAGTAATTACTTCCTTACGATTATTAGGATCACTTACATACCATGATACATCAAAACTTATTGTATCTTCTCCTCCAGTATACATCATAAATGGGTTATTTCTACCCATTGATTTTACAGCTACCCAAGCAGACTGGGGATTAACATTTAATTCATTTGGTCTATTCTGGATAGTTATAATGGTAGGAGGAGAAGTATGTTTATTGATTATCTGGATTTGGTTATTAATTTGGTTTACCTTGTTAGTTTTATCTTGAAGGATATTCCTATTGGATTGGGTATAATCAGTTCCCTGTATATACCTATCTTTTTCACCTAATCCTGATAATACCTGTTTTCTAGCTGTAACCCATGGTGATCCCTTTTGAGCTACTGAATAAGAACTTGCTCTAGCATAGTGTTGATTGAGAGCATTATTTACTTTATATGAAGATTTAGCTTCATCCTTAGGCATTGGAGAAGTAGCTCTATTTAATAAAATTTTAGCCCTCCAGAGCTTATTTAAGGGAGAAGTAAATATTCTCCCTTGTTCTAGTTCTGTTACTACACTAGCAACAGCTCCAACCGCTTTTCCTATTATACTTGCCATATTATTTCATTCCCAAAGTTAGGTTGGTTTCTCCCTGCATATCTTCGAAGGTTTCCCTTATAGTTGGTTTACCATCGACATTGAGATTGATTACAGCAGTGGGTTTTATATGTCTTATTTGTTCTGCCCAATACTGCATAGCATTATACATCTGAGTAAGGATTTGATCTTCTCCTGGGAATTTATTAGCTTTGTTTCTTTCTACTAAGTTCCCATATTGATTGGCTACCTTATTTGCAGCTTCAGTGTTAGCATCTGTAGCATCCTTATTTCCCCCAATAGCACTGATTAAAGAGGGTAATAATAGAGTTAATATAGATATACCAACTCCTATTGGTCCACCAAGTAATCCCACTAATCTACCACCTACTGCAAGTAATCCCCTACCAGCAAAAGCCCCAAATCCAACTCTAGCCGCCCCAGATGCAGCAGTCTTAGCAGCACCCTTACCAAATAAACCAGCAAGGAATCCACCACCAGCTGCCATAGCTGCTCCTTTTCCTTTACTACCAACAGCAGATGCAACATCCCCAGCTGCTGCAAAAGTTCCAGCTCTTTTACCTGCTTGGTTACCCTTGGCCCAACGATATCTTCCATCTCCCCCAAGATATATACCACCAACTGGCATACCATTCATCATAGCCCACTCAGCTTTGGACATCTTAGGATTAATACCTGCTAGACCACCCTTTCTTGTAGCATTAGCTGCTTTTTCAAGAGCCATATACCTTTGTAAACTCCAAGTAGCTTCTCCCCATCCTCCTTTGATAACTCGTATCATGTTTAGGAATGATACTTGAGAATCCATGGTTAAAAGTTTCCAAGCAGCTTTTAACTTAGTTACAGCAGCAGTAATAAATATTATGGTTGTACCAAATGTAACAAATGAAGCAATAGCTTTACCTATACCTGGTAAAGCAAATATATTACGTATACCTTCAAAGATTCTAGCTATGCCTTTAAATATAGGTGTAACTACTGGAGCTATAGCTGTAGTAAAGGTAGTTCTTAAGTTTTCAAGTGCTGACTTCATCTGGTCTATACCACCGGCTATAGTTTCCATTCTCTGTTCAACTATAGACTTAGCATAACCATCTGACTTATACAGGATCTTATTTAAAAGACTTTCATACTCTGGTAAACTTCTTGCAAGAGCAGCAGCAGCTCGGTTACCACGAACTCCAAATATATCATTAAATACTTGAGCTACTTCCATAGAAGATAAACCTTTCATACCTCCAACTATTTTTCCTATAGCTGACGAAAGATCTATCAAGTCTCCATTTGAATCAGTGAAATCTTTAATAGAAAGTCCAAGAGCAGCTAATGCTTTACCTCCTTTATAAGAGGGCTGGACCAGGGATTTATTCAGGTATCTAGCCATGTTAGACATAGCAGTACCTGCCATTGATCCCTGGATACCAGCATTACCCAGAACTCCAGCTAATGCAGCCACTTCTGGTAAGCTCCTCTTTAAGTTGACCATGTCTGCTCCAGCATATTTAACTGCTTCTGCCAAATCAATCATGGACATATTTGAAGATAAAGCTGCTTTTGCTAATTGGTCACCAACTGTGGCAGCTCCAGCAGCTTCTATCTGGAAGGTTGACATAACATTGGTGATTAAGTCAGCAGTACCTCCTTTACCACCTAATGCCATATTAGTAGCACCTGCAACATAAGCAGCACCCTCAATCATCTGTTGAATTTCTTCAGCAGTATTACCAGCCATAGCTAAGTATTGCATACCAGATGCGATTTCTTTAGAATCAAACATAGTAACAATACCTAATGACTGGGCTGTCTCGGATAAACCTTTCATTTGAGTATCTGTAGCAGCAGTGATTGCTTTTACAGTGGTCATAGTATCTACAAATCCTGCTCCTTCTTGAAGCATAGAAGAGATACCACCCAAAGCTCTTCCAGACCACCCCATAACTGTATCAGCCATACTTTTAGCTGATTGTAAGTTGGCAGTGACTGCCATTTTTGCTTCATTATGCAGTCTTTTGATCTGAGATGAAGCTTCTCTAGCTTGGTTAGAAAATCTATCCTGTAGTACTAGAGCTATACCTATTTCAAGGTTACTACCAGTGAGGCTACCACTTGTATATGCAGGCATATTATCGTTTCTTATTTATAGCTTCCAAAGATTTATAATACTCAGAAGCCGCCTCAAGTAATTTGAGACGGTGTCTGATTGGGAGTTGAGCTAAAGTTATATAATCTATCCGAATCTTTGCATGGTGAAGATAGATAAAATCTTCATCTACATCTCCCCCGGATAGAAAAAACCCTTTATAGCTAAGAGGTTTACTGAACCCTTTTCTCCAGTTCTTGGATTTTCAACTTCTGTATTACCTGAGAAGTCCGGATCACAAGAATATACTTCTTTTCGTATCTCAGCCATTTCCTTTACTGAGAACATTCTGAAGTTAGTTACCTTTTCCCATTTCCCATCAACTTCTAAATGGAGATTGCGAGCTACCAATTCTTGATTCTTGGTTCTCTTATCATCGGGTAAGTTAGCAATGTAAGATTCACCCTCTCCAGTAAGAACATCAAATTTAAATTTATTTGAATAACTGGTAGTGAATTCTATATCCTTTACCTTCTTGCCATTCGGATAATAGGGGATAGCTAGAGGCTTTTCTAGTAATTCCTCTTCTGTAGGGGGAACCCCATAATCAAAAAGAAATTCTTTGAGATCCTGGGCATATAAAATAGCTCCACCACCATCACCCCAGTCATGTTCAAATTCTACTGTTTCCCCCATAGAGAACATACGAGAATTAAACATTATACAGTACTTATCCAATACCGGAAGTTGATGAGCATCATCTACTGTTAATTTCCCATTCTGGGTGTAGTCAGTAGAAACTACAATAGCAGCAATGAATCTAGAAATATTACGTAATGTTCTAGCTTCTACTGGGTTAGATAATATATCATCATCTGCCCCATTCTGTTCCCTGATTACATATTTGTAACCAGATGGCACTGTAAATTCTAATTTACGTGCATTTAAAAAATCATTTTCCATGTTTTAACCTTTTTGTTGAGTTGGTTTAAAAGAACAAAGGGAGAGTCCATTTCTGAGCTCTCCCTTTACAATAGTTTATAACTTTTCTATAGTACCTACCGAGAACTCTATTTCTTCCAGAGTGTTGTCGGAACTCATACGATCTAATTCCTGACCATTTACACGTATTGGCCAAACTTCTGTACATACCCAACTATTGAGTACTGATACACCATCTTCAGCCAATTCATTAATAGTACAGGTTTCCCAATACTGACTTGGAACTAAACCACCACCCAAGAGAAGATCCTGAACTGACATTAACCAGTCCCACATCCAAGTATCAGATCCAGAAGTAGTTTCCAGTTTTTGTAAAGTTAAAGTACCCACTGAAATACGTCCACCGGTTTTTACATCCCGATTAATATCACCATGAGCAACTTCTTCTATACTAATTTCTGGAAGAGTAACATTCTGAACCAAATATGGATTAATTGGGTGGGTTATAAATATAACACTGAATAGGAATTTCTTCCGAGGATTTTTTACTTTTGCTGGCATATTCTTTGTTTTTAATTGTTATTAGAGATTCTGAATCTGAGTTTCCAGATCAATAGACTGAGAAGCAGCATCGATTACGATATCCACTGTAACTTCCTGTAACGGAACAATATCCTTATATTTGATTACCAAACGATATTTACCCTGACGAACATCAGTTTCATTATTAACCTGAAGATCCTCATAGGAATTAGCAAATTGGTCACCCATCCATTTATATTCCGTAATAGCTACATCTATTAAGTCATCCAGGATTCCCTTGCCTTGGTAGTAAATCTTTTTCCAGGTAGTCCAGTTATTAGGTTCTTCCAAATAACTTTCTAGAATGGGGCGTAAACTCTTTTTAAGATAAAGATTTAACCGTACAATGGAAAGGAATTTTTCTGAATCAGATTTTGGACTTGAAGTAAAGTTATGCCAGAGCATAGTACGTTTACCCTGATTGGGAGTATCTTTTACTACAAAGATATTGCAGAACCATTCAGCTAATTCCTGAAGCTTATCTATCTTAGCAGGTGCTCCTAAATTTTCAGTTACTGGACCAAGAGCATCATTTACTACACCACGGTTCATACCTGCAAATGACATATATGGACCATAGTTAGAAGCAGAAGCATCTCCCAATCCTAATACAGTACCCAATACATCGCAATTCTGGAGAGCACCATTTTCATTGTAATATTTGATACCACCACCAAAGTAAGCTATATTTTTAGCATAACCAACTGTAGCTTCTAAAGTTTTTAAAGCTGCAATGATATTATCTGGGGTTTGTATATTTCCAGTAGAATCTTCTTTAGGAACTTCTACATAGAGAACAATTTCATACTGACTCTTAACTATATCAGCTACAGTAGCTAAAGCTTCCATATAATAATTAGGAAGATGCTGATGAATATGAGAAAGTATTAACTGATAGCCATCATTATAAGCATTGATAGCTTCAAACCCATTAATCCAACTCTGAACATCTGGATCACTTCCACTGGTACCCTCATTGATAACCATGTAAAGTGGATTAGCTGCTACTTCTGCTTCTCCTACTTTTACAGTACCATACCAGTTAGAGTAATTACGGAAAGTAGCAATTACATCTTCTATAGTTTTAATACGAGAAGCTATGGTTTCATCAGTAGCATCTGCTTCTACAAAAGTTAACTGAATATTGGGTACATTGTTTACAAAGTCCTGTAATACCTGTGGTTCTACAAAGGCAGTTGGATTTGGACCCTCTGCAGTATAGTTAGCACCAGAGAATAGTAAGTTAGAAGCTAAGATATTCTCTGCAGCTACCTGATCACTGTTGGTACCAGTAAATGTTTTAAACTGAGTTAAAGTGATTCGATTGGTTGGGCCATTACCTTTAGATACTCGGAGATAGAAATCTCGGTTAAGATTATACCCTGTTGCATCTAAGATTGGACTACCAGCTTCTTTAGTTTTAATACCAACCTTCATAGCTATGGTATTAGCTTTATCAGTTGGGTCTACTAAAGTAAAAGTAATAATAGCTTCTCCACCTTTAACTGGTTCTCCACCCGGAGTATAGATATTAGCACTACCTAAAGTAGCACCAACTCCAGCTACTCGTGAAATACGTAACTTTGAACCAAGTTCGAAAGCTTTCTGAATATTAGATACCGTACCGTCGGGAACTATTTCTTCTCCATACACTTCTTGAAAAGCAGAATAGGTATTGAATACCTTGTCTGGGGAATTAAATGGGCCCTTAGTAGTACGAGCAACTACATGTGATACTCCCAGAAGTGGAGTACTGTTTTGTACATTGTTGTTCTCAAAATTGAACTGTACTCTTGGAGTGTTAGGCATAACTCTATTTGTTTTAAATGTTAAGGATTATTTTTACTTATTTGTACACTGTCTCCATAACCTTCACCTTCCAATAGAAGAGTAATATCTGTGATTGGTGTAAGGTCTCCCTCTACTGGTTTTTCATAGGTTATGGTATCAAATACTTGGAATTGGTAAATCTTTTCTATAATACCCATATCCAAATTAGGGGTATCAAAGAAGTTTACCAATTCAATAAAGATATTACCAGAGAATAAAAATCTTTCTTCTGTATAGGGCTTAATATAGCCCCTTTGGGGAACCGAATAGAATAATATACTATGAAGTAATCTTATATCTTCCTGAGAATTTGATACTAAGTGTATATCTATATATTGATCTATGGTTTCATAAGGTATCTCAGTTGCAGTATAACCTATACCAGATTCTTTTTCTATAAGCTCTCTTGGTAAACCTATAGCTCCTGGATAAAATCCTCTTGGATTTATATCTATCCTTGGAGTTATTTTCTTACCCTTAGATTGGTTGTTACCTGCACCAAATATACCCACATATTTTTTTAGTTTAGCTATATCAGCTTTAAACCTTGCAGAGTTTTCTTGATTTATAGGTAAATAATCATCTGGGTTAACTGTATAACCAAGTCCAATAGTAACCCCCAGAATAGATGAATATATTGATCTTTCAATTACCTCTTGTGAACTTACCATTTTACTTGATTAGGTTTTATTCCGTATTTACCAAATCTTCTACGGAGTTCAGTTAATATTGAAGCTCTTAGTTTTTCTTTACCACCAATAGATTTTAAAGAAGGTCCCCACAAGGGACGAGGTGGTATTGTCCCTCTACTTTTTCCTCCTCCTTTACCCCCAGTACCATACTCAAGGATTAAAGCAAGTTGGTTTAGTGTTAAACCCCCTTGTGAGGACCTTTTCTTACCTATTGGTAATCCTATTAATGTTCTTGACTTATACTTGAATAATCCCACTGATCTATGATATAACCCAGTTAAATAATAAGTAGGGTGATCACCATATTTTCTCAGTGTAGCATCAGAGAGAGGTTCCCAATATACACCGGAACCTTTAGGAGGAGAACCAGTTGCAATCGAAGTCTTTACAATTCTTAATAAAGCTCTTGCAAACTTACTTGTAGCAGTATCATATGCTTTTTGAATATCCGGGGCTAGATTATCAATTAACTGCCCCACTCTTACCCAATCACCTTCCAACTTTATTTGAAATTGAAGGTCGGATAGGTTAGGGAGAGTTACATTGACTTTTCTAGCCATATTCTATACTATGATTAAGGAGTGTCCCAAGTATATACTCCAGTTAAAGTAAGAGGTGGTGAAGTTTGACCATTTACTTCATAAATATTAGCTCTAAAGTCTGTCCAACTTGGGTCAGGTCTATCAACCACTGATTTACTACTTTCTCCAGGATTAATGGTATAATTAATACTATCATACCCCACCCCAGTAGGTTGTCCTTGACCATCTACTTCAAATACTGTTATCCTTACTGATAACCTATCTTGAGCAGGGGCTGATAAATTAATACCCCCACTATTTAGAGACATAGAAACTGATATCTCTATATCTGATCTAGTAGCAGCTTCCTGTACTACTGTATCAGTAGAAGTAGCAGATGCTGAACTATTGATTATGGTAGCCTTTACTACTGCAGACCTGGTGTTTTCATAACTTGGATTTTCTCCTACTGAAACAGTACCTGAAGAATCTACTGAGAAAGCTGAGTCCCCGCTAACCTTTTCAAAAGATACCGACCCAACATTATTAGCAGTACCTGATTCTCCAGAAGAATAAGTAGCTGCCTGAGTCCAACTTGGTCCTGAAGGATTAGCAGTACCACCACTGCTACTTATATTTGGATAAGATATATTAGTAGTAACAGTTATATCACCACTATACCCAGTGACCTTATTCTCTGCCTGATACAAAGTTATAGATTTTGGTTCCAAATCTTCATAACTTGCAGTTACAGTAGCTGATCTTATAGCTCCAGCAGTAGTTCCCCTACTAGCTACAGTTACTATTCCAGTTTCTGGATCAAGACTAAACCCGTCTCCAGTAATACTTAAGGTTGGTTTTAACCCAGATGGAATATCTCCTGTTACCAATTCTGCAGTTATTGTAGCAGTATCTTGTCCAGCAGATAATGGGTTATCCCTTGAAGTTCCCTTGTTAGCTGAAATCACAATTTCATAAGCTCCACCAACTGGTATATAGGAATCTACATCTATATAAATATTAGTTTGATTACCTTGGATAGATCTTACTAACTTATAGCATTTGGTACCACCAGTTGGAAGTTGAGTATTTTCATAGTTAATAAATAAAGCTCCATTGTTAGAAGTAAATTCTACTTCTGTTTTTCCAAGAGCCATTAGATAAGCAGTATCTTGCAACTCAGTAAATGTAGCTGCATTGACATTACAGGTTATTTTAGCAGTTCCGGTTACCTCTATAGTTTGACCACCAGATATTGAAGTTACTGTATCACCTGAAGAAAAAGTTTGTTTGTTTTTCTTGTTATTATTTAAATTAGTGATATCAGTATCGTTAGAAGTGATTTGAGTTTGAAGGTTATCTAATTTTGGTTGGATATCCTCTTCTATCTCGGTTTTAACCTCTTCAATAGCTTTATAGATAGCCGAAAGATCTACTAAACTCAAGAAGTCATATAAATCAACCTTTTCAGTAGTAGATACCTGTGTATATGGTTTCCACCCTGAAGCTACCTTTTCTTTTATCTGGTCATTAGTAAGGGTTGTGAAACTACTTATATCCCTAAAAATAGGCATATTCTAGAGAGTTTAAAGTATTACAACTACTAAATATATTACCAATGCCCCAGCCATTACTGGAACAAAGTCTTTCCAAAATTTTGGTTCAACCATTTCTCCATCTTTGTTAGGATATTTTTTACCTGAAGTCTGTTTGATACCAGCCCAGATAATTGCTACTAAAAAAGCCGGAAATATAGCAGCCCATTTCATTGGAAGAAGTACTCCAAAGATTGCAGTAACTAACATACCGATAATTACTTGCCAAAGATTTTCTTTTGTCATGATAGTTGAGTTTTAGTTAAAAATTTATTACCAATAGTAAGACCAGTTACCACTAACCCAAGGTGGATTATCTTGCATATTAACTTGGATTATACTATAGCTTGGCCAACTTGAATTCATACTCATAATACTAGCTGAGCTTTGTCCTTTTGATAGGTTAACAAAGTTATCAGCTCCATTCCCCATATCATCATGTTGGGTCCACCCAACATTTAGACTATCATTTACAGCTTGACTAGCATTAATTGAGCCACCTCCGTAGATATTTAAAGATATACTTAAAGTTACTGATACTTTACCTTGGCTCTTTTGAGTAACAGTAGTAGAAGCACTTACCCCAATAGCAGACCCATTATACAGGATTTCCATACTAACAGAAGTTGATCTACTTGATGAGCCTGAGTTTGAGGTTGCCGTAACATTACCAGTGTTTGAACTTAAAGTACCCCAGCTTGGTTTACTACCAGTCCATTTATAAGTTGCTGTATGTCCTGGAGGAAGCCCATGGTTATTTAAAGTAGCACCAGAAGTATAAGTAGTATCATATTCAACATCTAAATTTGGAGATACTGACCCACCATTATATGGTATATCGCTATAGAAAAATTGGTTTATAGTTATATTTATATACCCAGTTTTAGCATTTTCTGCTTGCCAAATCCCAGCATTAGCAGATGCAGTTTTTCCTTGTGCAGTTACTGTAACAGTAGCAGTTACAAGGTTAGTCCTGGGTTTAACAGTAGTACCAAGAGAACTTGCAGTATAAGCCCCAGTTGAGGCATTAACTCCTGTTCCAGAGAATGATTTAGAAGCAATGGTAGTATTTGAAGCTGGGGAACCAGAACTATAACTACCAGATTGAGTTATACTAACTGTGGGGGTTATAGTACCTCCCTTTGCTGGGATATCACCTGGATAAGAAAATGTAATTACTGGGTTATTCCAGGTAAGAGAATTAGCAGCTTGGGTAACAGTTACTGAATTAGAGGTTAAATGAGCATAAGTAGCAGTTATAGTTATAGACCTTGCATTTCCTACTGTTGTACCTCTATTAGCTGCAGTTAAACTAAAACCACTTAACGTAAACCCAGTAGCTGATCCAGACCAACTTGTTACCAAGTCATTTCCACCTAAACCCTCAGTACCAGAAGTATACATTCTATATACTACAGTATGTAAAGTTACTGTTCCTCCACCAGCACCAATAGAAGTACTGCTAGCTGACAATGTCATCCTATTGTCCTTCCAGGTATTAGCCTGCTGATAGACTGTTGCAGATATACTACCTGATTTCCCATTTAGAGTATAGGAATAAGTTAGAGTACCTTTTGCAGTTCTACTGGTTATAGTAGTACCAAGGTTAGACCCAGATATACCTGCACTATATGTACCATTAGTAGGAGTAGCTTGAGTATAGGTATCATTTGAACCAGAAGTATAGGTTCTAGTTTGAGATACCGTTCCACCTATAGTACCAGAACTAATTGTACCACCTGATGCTGGGATATCATTTACAGTTAACGATCCACCCGTTGGATTTCCATAAGCTGTAATTTGATTAGCTTGTTGGCTTACTGTTTGAGTACCCCTTATTGAACCATTTACTTTAGTACTACCCATTGAAGCAGGATGAGTAAATGTAGCAATAAATTCACCAGTTATTACATTGGAAGTTCTTACAGCTCCTACTGTTGTACCTCTATTAGCTGCAGTTACAGAACCATTGGTAGTATTTATGGTAAACCCATTTCCATTAGTCATACTGTAGGTTCTACCATAAGTCATAGTCCCACCATACCTACTACCACCAGAACTAGTTTCAACCGTGGAACCACTAGAAAAAGTTAATTTAGCCTTACCATTACCAACTACTGTTGCAGTACCACCAGATGCTGGGATAGGATTATTATTGTAATAGAAATGTACAGTAGAAGTATTGGGATCACTAACACCAGCTTCCAATTTAGTTACTCTATTCTCTGCTTGAGTAAAGGTTAAACTGTTACCAGAGTTTGTACCATTATAATTTCCTGTTACAGTACCAGTTAAAGCTGGTCCCACAGTTGAACCTCTGTTTGGTACAGTTATGGTAGCTTTAGAAACAGTAGCTCCAGATACTCCTGATACGGTTAAAGAAATACCAGCATCAGTAGCAGAAGGATATACTATATTTGTACTGGTAGAAGTATATGTATTTTTTACTGCTACATCTACCACTAAACTACCACCACTTGCAGCTACTGAATTAGTATTATTATGCCATCCAAACGTAACAGCAACACTATCTATTGAGTTAGCCTGCTGAGTAACTACATAACTATTGGTAGAAAATTTCCCATTTAGTGTTACACTAAATCTAGCTGTACCAACATTAGTTACCCCAGACACCACAGTACCTTTAGATGCAACTGTTACAGAACCATTAGCTGTAGCAATACCAGTAAATTCATAACTACCAACTGGAAGGGTATTTAGATTAAATGTATTTACTCCCTCATCATAGTCATCATTCCAACCCCAAGCTTGTGTTACTTGTATAGTAGGAGATACAGTACCCCCCTTTGCTGGAACTTGAGGATATGATATAGTTATAACTGGAGTATCATAGATCACAGTACCAGCAGGTTGAGCTACCTCAGCTTGAGCTGATTTAGTTAGAGTAGAAGATCCATTCCAACTTGGACTTGATACATCTACTTTTACATTAGCTTTTAATTCTTGAGAAACTTCTGCTTCTGTAGCACTTACTACTCCGGTATTAGCATTTATACTAAAAGTTGACGGAGCAGTTCCCACAAAAGCATACTTACTGGTATAAGAATCTGGATTTACCCACTTAACTTCTTCAGAAGTATATAACTGATTAATATGTATTGATAGTGATGGACTTGAATTTCCACCAAGAACTGGTATATCAGTATTATATACAAAAGAATCTATAATGATTTCTTCTGATTCAATAGTATTAGCCTGCTGATAGACTGTTGCAGTGGCGTGTCTGGTAATTTCAGCCCCACCACCATTGTATACTGAACTTGGGACCCACCTAAAGTTTTTATGGTATTTTGATTCTGCAGAACCCCTATCTACTCTAGAAGTTTTATTAGAAGTAACAGTTAATACTCCGGTTATAGCGTTTATTTTCCAGGTGGAGTATTGAGAATTTATAGTACCAAGTTCATAGTTACTATCAGTATAGAATGATCCATAAGTACTAGCAGGAATAACTCCTGCTTCTCCTTGTGCCCCAGAAGTATAAATCATTGAAGGTTCTTTACTCTGGGTAACCGTTGGGCTAGAACTTCCTCCTTTGGCTGGTATTTCTGAAGGATTGTAGGATAGAGATAATACAGCTTCTGGTAACTGGATATCAACTACATAGTTACCTTCCCGTGTTACCTGAGCTTGTTTCTGTATTTCATTTGATTCCAGGGTTTTATAACCGTAGTTACTAGAAGGAGTCCAAGTAACTTTATCAGTTCTAGTAACTTGTGGAGAGGTAGTCTCATTAACAATACTTGTTCCAAGACTTCTCATAGTTACATTACCTGATTGAGCTGATAACCCAGTAAAGCTTCCACCTGGACCAGGCCAAGAATAACTCACTGTATCTGATAAAGTACCAAATTCAGTACCAGGTTTATCAGTAGAAGTAGCTCCAGAAATAAATGTATATTTTACATTATAAGTTCTACTCAATAAATCTGGACCAACAGAATTTTTAGCAGCAGTTCCTTTAGTACTATAGGTATGAGCCCAAGAATCTAATAACTCGATCTGAGTTACTTTGTTTTGTTCTTGATATACATCAGTGGTTTTAGTTGCACTCTTTCCATTAAGTGATACAGTAACTTCTAGGGTACCAGCTACAGTGGCATTACTTATTGTAATATCCTTTGAATTAGCAGATACTGGGTCACCATAAGTAATGGTAGCACCAGTAGTTATATTTTCAAATTCCCCAGAAGTATAAGAAGCTACCTGAGAATAAGAAACAGTTCCACTTGATACTTGACCACCAGATGCTGGGATATCAACTGCACCAAATAAAGAAATATTTATATCTGAATAGGTTACTGTATTAGCCAGCTGAGTTATATCAGCAGTTCTAGTGATTGAATTGTAGGTTGGTTTAAAGATATTATCTTTATAAGATATTTGAACTCTGTGGGTTAAATATATAGTTTCTTCTAAGGCTTCACCCAAAGTGGTTCCCCTTGTACCTATAGTTACTACACCAGTAGACTCATCTATAGAAAATGGAGAATTAGAAGTATGAATCTTAAAAGTATTAGTTTTGGTTATAGTATCAATATACTCTGAAGTGGGTAAGTCATTTAAGGTTTCACCACTGGAAAAAGTGGTTACATAAGATATGTTACCCACTACTGGACTTGAAGTACCTCCTTTTGCTGGTATTTCTGAAGGGTTGTAGGATAGAGTTACTGATGGTGCTACTTTAGTTACTTTATTTTCTTCCTGGGTTATAATAACCGATCCAGAGATTGTAGAACCATCAATAGTATTATTAGTATACCCAACTATATTAATTGCTCTAGAAGGACCTATAACGGTCCCCCTGTTGCTTGCAGTTACTGTCTTTCCTGATATACTAAATCCTGGAGCATAACCACTCATTGTGAAAGGAGTTTCTAAAGTAGAAACCTTTCTACCATTTCTCCAAGTAGTTAATATCCCTTTAAGTTCAAGAGAACCACCAGATGCTGGGATAGTTATTTCCCCTGATTTAGATTTTATTTCCAAAGTATATTCATAGGTAGCTTTCTCCTGAGTTACATTAAGATCAGCATAAGTTTTCTCACCAGTACTTACACCGATCTTAACTGCTTCAAGAGTAAAGCTTTTACTACGTGGGTTTATATCCAGTTGTTCATTAGAACCAATTAAAAAAGTGGGATTCAACTTGGTAGTATCTTGAAATATGTATAAATTATCATTCTCTACACCTTCTTTCCATGGTACAGTAGCTACAACTGGATAAGTTTCCCCAGTTGCCCTTGAATCTATAGCTGCAAGAATGATATTTGGAGAAGTTTTACTCTTTACCATAACTCAGAGAGTTAAAAGTTACTTATAAATAGAATCAGACATATCAAAGCTGGCAACTATAGAACCATCTACTTGTTGAACAACTTTTAAAAAAGCTGATGCTTGATATTGTGATTGAGAGGGTACTACATTACCTTTGAACTCAAAAATTTTAGCTCTTTCCTTTTTGGATGAATTATCATCCGAAGATAGTTGTATTGGTTCTCCAGCTCCTAACTTAGAGAAATCCATATATAGATTATCATTTGTACCATCAGCCCATGGAATGGTAACAAAATTGTTTCCGGTTGGCATATTATTTGTATTTAATTAGTGGTACCCGTATTATTTACACCTATAATACCATTAATGGTATTGCTTATAGCTTGATACTCATTGTTTTCAAAATCAATGGTTATCTCTATATAGTGACCCCTTACAACTGTAGACATAATTATCTGGAATATTGTAGGATTATCAGGATCTATACTTTTTAGTAAACTATAGGTAATATCAGATGGTACTTGAACTTCATTAAAAGTTACAGTCTTACTAATAAATACCCTGCCATTATTAAAGGCATCTAATAAGTCAATGGCTGTGCCCAGTATTGATGTTATGTGAGTTGAAGATGCCAAGCTATCTAATTTTGATGGATCTCCCGGGAATATATAAGCAGGAATATTCAATCCACCGCCTGAAAGTCCATCCAGCTTGGTTTTGTCAGCCGCCGACATCAACCCTGCTTTGGAAGTGGTCGCATTGCCGAGGTTGCTGGAATCGTAGATTCTATACGCACCTTTACTATCATTTCTATACACAGGAGTATCATCGGGAGTTACAATGCGGGTTTTCTTGGCACTATTTCCAACGACTACGCACACGCCATCACCGGCTACATCAAGTAACCCAACAACGCTACTACCGGCAGCATCCCTTACAACAACTCCGTCTTTAAATTGGAAGTCTCCCGTAATCATTTTACCACCTGAGAGCGGCAGGTAATTATCCAGGGGAATTACATCGGTCCATGCCGACCAAGAACCGGCATGTAAATTCCGAAACCAAATTTTTCCATCTTTGAATGCCCATTGGCGCTTAAATTCTGGGTTATTATCCATTGCGAAAGTGAACCCTTGGAAATAAGCATTTTCAAGCGGGGCGTTGGCTGGAGTTCCATTGGTTGAAAAGACCGCATTCAGCGGCGCGTTATTCAAGTCGGAAACCACAACAAATCCGAACTTATCGTCCGGATTGAACTCAAATTCAGTCCAGACTTTCTTCCAATCAGACCACTCTCCACCATGTTTATATCTGTAGAACATGCTACCATAGTACTCGAAATAGAGCTGATGAGCAGCATTAGTATCCCAATTTGTATGGATAATGTGGCAACCTTGAGAGCTGCCACTGTTTGGCGTATTTGTGCACCCAGACACAAGGCGATATAATCCGGAAGTGCTTATCGTATTTAAATCTCCATTGAACCCATTATAATTTAACTTGGAGTCCGGATTGAAATTGGCAGTATTATATAAAGATACCCAAGGACCCCATATTTTGTCAGACTCAGAAGCTTTTATAGTTCTTAAAAATATAGCCCCATCAACATTACCATCTGAAGTAGCTATCTGAGCTCCCCATCCTCCATTATCCCATGAGAAAGTAAGTAAGAAACCAGTAGTTAATCCAGGGGGCTTAGTACCAGTGGTATTATTATCAAATAAGTCATATTCTAGATAAGAAGATATAGATGCTAAATTTACATCCATACTTTCAACCCTAGTTCCAGCTTTGATAGAATTTATATTATTTATAAGCTGAGATAACTTGGTTAGATTATCCTTAGTCCAAGCTTTATTATCAATAAAATTTTCAAAGGTAGTAGTCGGTAACTTCTGACCTATTTGATCCATTACTGTGGTAGCAAAATTTGAATCATCTCCTAAAGCTTTAGCTAACTCATAAAGAGTATCTAAGGCTTCTGGAGATCCATCAACTACATCTGCTATCTTTTGATCGGTATATGATTCTGCACTAGTTAATACAGTTTGATCAGCTATACCATATGATTTAGTTATATCTTTAACTGTCTGGTCTAACTGATCTTGAGATACTCCTCCACCCCCGGATGCTATTTCATCACTTATAGCATCTACCATATCTCTTACTGTATCATCTCTACTACCCCCAAGTAATAACCTTCCAACACACCAATTAAGGTATTCCTTTAAACTATCTTTTATACTTCTCTTTGTTTTCATGACAAAAAAAAAATACAAAATTCTATTTTACAAAATAGGGTGATTTCCATATCATCCTATCATTAAAAACTATTCTCTGGATACGCCTTTTATTTAATACCATATTTGCTATCTTTCTTTTATCAAAGATAAGTATAGCTAAGTGATCTGGTTTCATGATTGTTCTACTTGAATTGTAGTATATAATTCAGCATACAAAGTACCCTCCTTAGCATCTACTAATTTATTGAAAGATTTATAGATACCAGGTTCACTAAAAGTGATAGTCCAAGGGGTTATAGCTTCATAATCAGCTGGTATGTTAAATCCTTCGGGAGGTCCCCAAGTACCAGAATTTACATAGGTATGTTCTTGTCCAAGTGAATCAGTAGCTTTATAAGTCACAGTAGCAGCTTCACTTGGTTTTTCAGTTACACCAAATATACAAACTACTCCATCCAAACCATTTTCTCCGATAAGCATGGTTTTTAAAGTAACATTAGCTACTACTGGTACTTCTGCTTTTGGAGTACTTTCAAAACCTATTTGAAAACCATAGGTTGCTGTATCTGGAATAGGTTCATATTCAAAGTAAAGAATGTTATCTTCTACTCCTGGAGCATTTTCAACTACCTGGATACCATCTACAATATCAGAAGTTAAGTATTTAGATAGCTTTCCTGGGTCTGGGATTGGAAGTTCTACCCATTTAGTAGCATCAGACCAAGTAAGGATATCAGTACCAAAATATATCCAAACTTCTGGTTTTGGTTGAGTGTCTTTATTAAGAAAGGTTAATATCCTTACAGTAGTACGTTCTTTATCTGGAACTAAAGCTAGAGCATCAGCTAAAGTTAATTGTAAATAATTTTGTCCCACTGGGGCATACCTTACAGAAGCATTAATAACCCCATCTGCAAGAATTTGATTGATTTCTTTGGTAGTGTAATTCAGAGTAGTGGGAGTATCTGGATTACAGCAATCACAGGTACAGGTTGCCATATATTTGGTTATTTTAAGTTTCCAATTATTGTACCATCTTTTGATTTGATGGGTATATCTGGGCTACCACTTACTTTAAGTGGTAAGTTACAAAAATCTCTTACTCGTTGGTTTGAAGAATCTATCAACCATATACCCTGATCACCAACTACCATAGCATTTGGTCCAGTATATGTTTCTAAAATTTCTTCCGATTTTTCTGGGTCTTCCCTACGCATAATAAGGAAGAAGAGTAATGGTTCATCCTTAGCTTGTGCTACCTGGGTATCTCCACCTGGTTTTAATACTTTACCATTTAAGATAAATCTATCTTCTGACCAGTTAAAATCCCAATACCCATATTCATTAAGAAAACCATTTTCTTTTAGAAGCCTTCCAGAAATATATAATACTGTATCCCCTGGATTTAATTCACCAGATATGGATAACTCTTCTAGAGGCCATGTTTTTATATAATTATACTGGAACAGTCCTTCCAATTGAATGGGTGTATAGACTGTTCCAGTATCCTCTCCATAAGGAAGAGGCTGCTCAATTTTTCTTAACCACAAGAAAGGTTGCCTACCAGAGTCAACATCAATGAAGTCTCTTACGATTTTTTTATAGCGTTCCCATCCAGTGGTTGAAACTCTACTGACCTTTCTTCGTGGCATAGTTTAATATTATTTGAGGAGTGAGAAAGGGTCTGGACCAGATAATGGTCCTTTTATACGTTTGTTTACAGCTTTTGGAACTACTACTCTAGTTGGTCTTTCACAGATGGGTAAATAAATATCCAAACGACCAGCTAGCATACATAGATTCTCTTTCATCATATCTAATAAACCACCAGGGCCTAAAGCTTTGATGATATTTGAAGCTAGATCAGATTCATCCTCATTGGGATTGAAATACTCTACTTGAGTGGGACCAGTTTGGATTTTCTTTACATCACCTTGATACCCATCAGGTGGTTCAGACCCACCAGAACTTGAAGTTGTATTATTTTCTAATATAGATTGAGCTTGAGCTTTTACCATATTAGCAACTTGAACTGACATAAAATCATAAGCTGCCAACTCCATTATTAATTGGTTTTCTAGAGCTTCATAATACATTTCATTATTATACTCTTGGAGAGGGATGCAATGATTTACTAGAGGCTGTAAATACAGCTGCCATTTTTCAATAAATTGTCGTTTAGTACTTGTAGTTACTACCCCAAATATATTTTCTGGGATATATGTATCTATAAGTTGATATATTGAACCTGACAGATGAGTTTTTGCCTTATCAGTTACTGGTACTCTTTGTTCACTACTACCAACAGTATTTGAAGCAGGATCTTTAACTACAAGTATTACCTTATAAAATCCTGGTTTATCAAATTCATGAGTAGGATTATTTAGAGTAGATTGGGTATTATCACCAAAGTCCCAGTGATAAGTATAATCACTGGGTACTCCGGTAGATAAGTTTTCAAAAGTGACCTTAAGTCCCACAGTAGCATAATTAAAATCTACTACCATGGCTTATAATATTTATTCGTCAGCAGGAGCAAGTTCACCAACTATAGCTTCTACGATTGAAGCTTTAGTATCATCTTCTTCTACTTCAATTTCAAATAACTCTGCAATACCTTTCAGCTGAGTTAAATTGAAATTATTTGACAGTTTCTTGATATCTAACCCCTGATTAAAGAGATCAATAAACTTAGCTTTGTCCTCTTCTGGGTTATATTTTATTTCTTCTTTTTGTACTTCTTTGGGTAAACCGACCACTCGTACCAGATGACCACCACCAAGGGCAGCTTTTATTTTTGGATTCATCTGCTGCTGAAGGTTAAGTTCTACCACCTGACCTTTGGTAATGGTTAACCCAGTTTTCATATCATGAAAAACTGAAGCATTTTCTCCTAGTTGTACTGTTATATTAGCCATAGTTGAATTTTTTAGTTAAATGAAGAAATCCCGAGACCAGGTGTATTATTCCTGATCCCGGGGTTTAGATAATTACTTTTCGATACTTACAGTGATATAAGGATCAACTTCCATATATGCTGGGAAACCATTTCCACTGAATTCCTTAGTACCATCTAAGAGGATAGCAGCATCCTGATACATCTTAGAGAAACCAGTAGTAATGGTAGCATAAGTAGCTTCAGTCTGGTTAGAAACGATTCGTTCCGATTCCAGCATCAGCTGACGAGCAGTTAACTTGATCAAAGCTGCACGAGGATCTACCAACAGTAATTCATTATCGGGTACACCTGGATGAATGTAGAAATCAGCACTATTAGGAACCGGAGTTTTCAGATTCAGGGTAGCCATAGTAGTACCAGACTGACGATTCTTAAACTCTGGTAAATCTAAGATATCAATTGCCTGTTCTTCATCACCAACCATAGTTTTGAAGTTACGGCCAAGACGAGAAGCACGTACCCAGATACGGAGTAAGTCTTTATACTGGATACCAGCAGCAGTATCACCTACACCAATTACTGGGGCAGACTCAGAACCATCTGACTGATTACCATTGATCAGTACATCAAGTGCCAGACCATCCAAGGCATAACCAAGCTGAACACCAAAGTCACGGAGGAAGATGGCCATCACATCTAGAGAAACGTAATTACGAACTTCATCGGTGATCTTAAAACCACGACCTACTTTGAAGAGGTTTACTGATTTCTGTCCAAAGCTTACATCACCCAGAGGAATGGTTTCAGCCTCATTTACCCGGGCAGGCGCAGCATCAGAGGGATTAACAAAAGGCATGATAGCGGTTAACCCATTGATTGCCTGATCAGAAGCTATGATATTTGGATAGAAAGGAGCTTCTTTCATACCCAGGTAGATAGCACTACGGATAATTTCAGGAACCAACCAACGAATGCTCTGATCTGGCATCGTAAAGATATTGTGCATGGTATCCCGCTTAACATTTACTTCCAGTTTATCATAATAATCGTTAAGAGAAAGACCATAACAATTCTGTACAAAATCTTCCAGTGAAATATCCGTGGGCACTTCATCTTTGTTACCCTGACGGAAAGCATCCAACTGGGAAACTATCTGCGGCAACTCTTTACGGAAATCAGCTGCCTTCATGTTTTCAATATTTACAGTACTCATTACTTTCTAATTTATTAGTTTAAAAATTATTTTACGAGAACCTGGATTAATTCATCAGCTGCACTGGCTGGGGTAATGGCAATAAAATTACTTGCAGCATTGGCTGCAGTATTGGTATACTTTACATACTGACTGTCTTCTGCAGGAGCACTTGGGGTTACAAAACCACAAGTAACAGCTGCAGTAGAAATTCCATATACTACAGCAAAAGCCGATACCATTACAGTTACCTCATCACCAGGATAAGCAGGGAACTGACTGTTGGTAACAGCAATACCAAGATATACAGTATTAGCAGTACCAACATAAGGACTGATAGTACCATCTGCATTTAACATTACCGGCTGACCCTGGATAATGGTGTCACCGGCTTTGAATACAAAAGCTTGATGGAGCTTATGAGATTCACTCTTGTAAATAACCGTCTGAGGAGTAGGTACCCCTACTTTAGCCATCAGCTGTGGATTGTTCAATTTCATAGTAAATGTTTATTATTTGGTTTTAGCAATATTTTTCATAATTCCAACTATACTGTAGGCAGTATCTTCAGTATGCTGTTTACCTTCAGTATCATTGTTAGCCATGCTAGAAGCACGATTTACATTCTTAGAACCACAATCTGCACAATGGAGAGGGAATTTTTCCTCTACCTGAGCATCATAGGTAGCTTTTAAAGAAAGTAAAGTTTCTACATTGGTAGTGTCTGCTTCTAACAAAGATAAGATATTAGCATCAGCTTTATCTTCATCTACCGTCTTTTTGTAAGAAGCAATGGTAGCTTCCCTCACATCTTTAAGATGAGCTTCTCCTAAGCTTACCATTTTTTCATTTGACTTAATGGTTTCTTTTAAAGAATCTACCTCTTCTTTCAGAGAGGTAACTTCTCCCTCTGCCTTGGTCTTTGCCTCAGACAGACTCTGATTCTCAGATATGATATCTTTAATCTGAGAAAGAGCAAGCTCAACAGTTGGAGTAGAACCTTCAGCTAAGCTGAGCATGTCCTGTCCGAAGAGTTGCTCAAGGAATTTTTCAACTTCGTTCATATTATTATTTTTTGGTGGGTTTTGGTTCCCCTCAATATTAAATTTGCTGGTATTGTACATCGTACTAATTTGGTTTGTTCCCTTGAAATCATAGTAAGAGATCTTAGTTTTCAAGGTATCAAGATCCATTGGTTGAACGTCGGCATATGAATAATACCTGGCCCCAGCATAATCAGGATTATTTATTTTACCATTAGCTATGATCTGAGCAAATGGATCAGCTCCATGGGATACAAGAGAAGTTTCTCTATAAGCTATAATCTTCTTAGCTACCCTATGTACTAAACTCCCATCTTCTAATCTGGTATTAAATTTTTCACTAAATTCAGCATCTGACATATCATGGGATTTAGCCCACTCAAACATCACCGTTACTGAATTAGAATGAATAGAAGGTGGATCCATAAGTATACCACGAGCTATTCTTGGATTAGCTTTTGCATCAATCTTAAGAACTCCATTGATACCCCCTGGAATTACTACTCCATTATCAGCTTTATAGGAATCTTGCCAAGAAACTGATTTAATAGAGCCTATAGCATTCCCTATTTCAGTTTCATGATCACAGTTTACCGTTTGACCAACTAACAGGTTCATAGAAGCTTTTAATACTTCTTCTGGAAACGCGGTTGGATTATAGTCTTTAGCAACTATACAGTTAGATAACAAACGGAATACTGGTTCTATAAACTCACTATCCTTGGGATTTAAATCCTCTTTAGTTACATCGGGATAATAAGTATTATAATCAGTATTAGCTCCAAATAACCCATACTTTTCAGTATCTACCTTAGTAGCTTTAAAATAGTTTTCTGAAAATGATTGTAATGGGATACTTACTGGTAAGTGGTTTGCCATTACACTGTGGCCACCACTTAAAATCATAGTATCTATAAAATTTGGCATAATATTGAAATTATTTATCGTGGTCTAGAATCTTGGTCTGCTCTCTTTGGAATTGTCTTATTTTTATCTCTAGTCTTTCTATCTGAGGTATCTTTATCAGCCTCTCTCTTTTGTTTTTTGGCAGAATCTTGAGATGAGGAAACCCCCTCTGTTTCTTCCATTTGCCTTGGTTCTTTTTGATCTGGTTTTTCATAACCCATTGACCATGCAAATTCTTCTTGACTAATGATACCCTGATTATAAAGGCTTACAAGATTACGAATCTTATACTCAATCCCCTGTTGAACCTTGAGTTCATCAGATATGGTTGAAGTTCCAAAAGTAACCACTACACCTTTATTATTATACCCCGCTAGACGCAATTCTAGAGTGTATAAAAATTCCAAGGCATATTTCAGCAGCATTTGAATATTTCTTAACTGGGATATCATTTTTGATAATAATATACCAGTTCCACCTTCGGTTAAATTATTTTGAACTCCTATGAGAGAACCATTAACCCCTAAACCATTAGCAACTGATTGTTGATTCATTGCCCATGGTTTTTCTATATTACCTATCTCTTTAGTGGTTGAGTTTAGTTTAAATTCATGATCATCCTTGAAACCAACCACTATATTGTCCTTAAGTCCTTCCCTTAAGTTCATCTTAAGCTTACGAAGGATATGTTCCAACCTTCTAGCATAAGCATCTCTTGACTCACTCGGATTAATGGTAGGTTTCTCCATCTTAGCTTCTAAGAAGCCAACCATACCAACCAGTTCCATGATATGTTTGAAGTTTATCCTCATATCATGTTGACCCTTCAAGGAATCAAGAGCAGCCATAAAAGGTGGTACCCCATAAGGTTCATCAGTATCATTATACATACCAA